GTTTCGCATACCACCCATGGCAGGGCCCCCTTAGGTGGGCCCGTGTCACTGTGTCGTCACTGGGCGGGCCCCTCACATAGGGCCCGCATGTAGGGCCCCCGTATAGAGGTGCCCGTGTGCAGGGCCCTATGCGTGCGTCTCAATATATGGACATTTCTAGGGAAGGGTTGACAGTGAGTGTCACTGGCCCACTAATGGGAGATGTCAGGCCGCACCAAGCGGCCCCCGCAGAGAGGTTCTCCCCCATGGCTCGCAAGGCACTGTCCCCCAATGAGGCGCTGCAGCAGCGTGCTGGCACCAGCACTGCGGCGTGCGTGCGCCGCATCGTCGACACGTTCCGCAAGGCAACGGCCGCCGACATCGAGGCAGGCGCCTCGTGGTACGGCGACGGGGAACTGTTCTGCACCGACCTCGCGGCCCGGACCGGTCACGACGTCGAGACCGTGGCCGCGGTCGTGGCCCACCTCTCCCCGCGGACGACGTGGCAACGCAACCTCTACGGCGCGACGATGCTCCTCACGACAGGCACCGCGCCAACGTGCATCGCCGCCAACGTTGACCGGGCCCGACGGGCCCTTGACGCCGCGGCCGACGGTGGCGACGTCCGTGCGACGTTCGGACCGAGCGCCCCGAAGACCCGCCGGTTCATGGCCAACCTGCTGGGCGAGCGCGACGTCGTCACGGTCGACGTGTGGGCGGCCCGTGTGGCGCTCGGCGCGTCGCACCCGGACCCCGAGGCGGCACTGTCCCGCGTCGGCGTGTATGACGCCATCGAGCGTGCCTACCAACTCGCCGCGCTGCGGCTCGGCGTCGACCCCGTGACCGTGCAGGCGACGACATGGATTGTCGCCCGCGGCGGCCGCGCCAACTGACCTCACTCACACTCACTCACGAAAGGCACACTGAGACCATGACCACCTCGCACCTGAACCTGACGATCACGCTCGCCGAGACCGAGGGCATGCCCTACATCGTCGCCCGCTGCAGCCCCAAGGGTTGGAACGGTTTCCACGCCCCGCGCCTGTCGCCCGAGACGCTCGCTGACTACTTCGCCGCGTCGGCGGCCGCCGACCCGAACGGCTCGTGGGACATGTACAGCGTGACCACGGACACGGTCGACGGCGAGCGCGTCATGCGCTTCCACAACTGCGAGGTGGCCAGTTGCGACCCGGTCGACGGCCACGACGACGAACAGGACGACATCGTCCCGCTGGACGACGATGGCACGTTTTTCCTTGACGGCTGGTGCTGGGTGTCGCCTCGCGACGATGACGGCGCCGTCATCGCTCCCGCCACCGAGGCGCCCCGCGCGGGCACCGTCATCCGCTGACCACCACGACACCCGAGGAGACCACGACCATGGCACGCACGTTCCGACGCCCGAGCACGACCACCGCCGACACCGTCCGCCGCCCGCAGCACATCGTCCGACAGCCGCGCCGGACCGCGACCCGACAGGCCTTCATCGCCCGTCACCTCTCCGAGCACTGACCCGACGCCCCACAACCACGGAAGGCACGACCATGCGCTACATGAACGCCTACGACATCGCCACCGCCCGCAGCCGCTTCACTCGCTCGACGAAGCCCAATCGCCTCGCCCTCGCCCTCGTGGTCGACAACCTGCGCGAGTGGGCCGACATGCACAGCGACGGCTGGGCCTACTGGCCGAAGCCCGCCCGCGCGGCGGACGCCGCGATGGCGCACATCGAGTCGCGCACCAGCCGCGAGAACGCCGAGCAAGAGACGTACGACATCACCGAGGAGCAGATGCTCGCGGCGGTCCGACCGATCAAGGCGTTCCTCACCCGCGAGCGCGTCTCGGCCGACGACCGCGAGCGCATCCTCCGCGCCGTCACGGAGGCCTGAGCCATGACCGCCACGCGTCTCTACTTCCGCCCCGACTCCTGCCGCTACTGCCAGCGCTACGGCAAGGCCTGCGGCCGCCCACACGCCCCCGCGACGACCACCGCCGCTCAGCTCGACCCGACCGACACGGCCCGGCGCATCATGGCCGAGGTGCTCGGGATGCTCGCCGACGGGCACCGCTCGGCCGAGGGCCGGACCATGCTCCTCGAGGACATCGTCCACGGCGGCTACCCGGAACTGCAGAACTTCACCGACGCGAACATGCTCGGCGGGATGTGCGACGACGGCTTCCCCGAGCAGTTCGCGACGACCGAGGACTGGGTCGACCACTGCGACCAGGCGCAGGACATCGTCGACGTCTGGCTGCGCGCTGGCGCCCCCGACCCGGCCGACCGCCCCGTGGCGTGGCACGCGACGTGTGGCCAGTGCGGCGAGGTCTTCAACCCCGCCGACCCGGCCGACCTCGTCCACCTCGAGCGGGAGGACGGCCAGCCCTGCGGCGGCCTCGCCCGCAACCTCGACTCCTACCGCTGACGACACCGGAAGGCACGACCATGACCGAGAACACGTCCGAGCGCTACGGCGCCGAGCGCTCCACCGCCCGACAGCTGGCCCGCGCTACGTCGCTGACCGAGAGCACGCGCGCCTACTTCGCCGCCCTCGCCAACGGTGACCCCGAGCCCGACGACAACTTCGGCCCGTTCTGGGAGGCCCTGCGCTGGGTCGCGACCCGGTCCGGCCGGTCGGACCTGCGCGAGAACCTGTTCGACGACGTGACCAGGCTGCGGACTGTCGTGGCCGAGCACGGCACGGTCCCGGCCCCGCCGGTCACCCTGACGGTGCCGCGCAACGTCGCGGGCCTCCTCGACGCCCTGCTGAGCAACGCCGCCGAGGACTCCGACGACGTCAGCCTGCTGCCCCACTTCAACCTCACGCCCGCCGACGTGGACGCCGTCCGCGCCGACATCGCCCGCACCGCCGGATGGAAGGCCTGACCGACATGAGCACCAAGACCTACGCCCCGCGTCCCCTGTCCCAGATCCCCGGCCACCGGGACAACGCCAAGAGCGGCACCCGTTGGTGCCCGCAGGACGGCCGCGACTACGAACCGCGCACGCTCGACGGCAAGCCCTGGTGCCGCAAGTGCGGCGCGAGCGCCGGCGACCTGCCGCTCGAGGGTTCGTTCTTCGCGACGTCGTGGGGCTACGACCAGACCAACGTCGAGTTTTACCGGGTCATGGGCCGGACGAAGAGCGGCAAGAGCATCCTGCTGCAGCGGTGGACGGCCAAGGCCGCGCCCGGTGTCGACGGCGGCCCGAGCGCCGCCTACCTCGTCCCCGGCGACCGCCCGGCGCAGGACCCGGTCCACGGCGAGGGCTGGGTCGACGAGGACGGCTGGGCCCACCGCGGCGACGTCGTCGGCTACGAGGACATGCCGGTCTTCGTCCACCGCGCCCGCTACCGGGCCGACACCGGCAGCACGACCATCCTCGGCCACTACGCCCACCTCTTCGACGGCCGCCCGTGCTACGCCACGGCGTCCGGCTGGGGCCACTGACGCCCCGCGCGTCGACCACGACAGATCCGACGAAAGGGACCACCATGAGCACCATGACGACCGAGCGCAACATCGCCGCTGAGCTGGCCGCGTCCGACATCGCGACGCTGGCCAGGATGGCCGCCGACGACGCCCCGGGCCTGCTGCAGATGGGCCGGGACTGGACCGAGCGCACGCACCCGGCGGCGCCCTACCTGCGGCCCATGCTGGAGATGCGCGGCGTGACCCGCGAGAACGTCCACGGCGTGTCGTGGGGCCACGACGACGTCGAGGGCATCGTCATCCGGTTCCTCGGCAACGCCAAGGGCTGGCGCGGCGAGACCGCGGCCGCCGTCAAGGCCGCCCTGCGCGACATCATCGCCAGGCGGTGACCCAATGGCGGAGGTCGGAGTCATTACCGGCCTCCCCATGGAGGAGCTCATCGAGTGGATGGAATATTTCGAAGAAGGAGGTAACCACCATGCCCCGATCCCGCAACGACTTCGTGCCCGATCTTCTGTGCAGCGAGCCCGAGTGTCCGAATTCGATTCGGGGACATGCGTGGGGCCAGATCAAGGCTGAGGGCTGGTTCTTCAGCAAGGATGGTGTTACCCGATACTGTCCCGACCACATCCCCGACTGGGTTGAAGCCTGGCGGAAGAGAAAGGCGTGAAGGACATCGTCCTCTCGCTGGCCGTCTAGGCGGTAGGCTCCACGACCGGGAGGCCGGCCGTTTAACCCCCGAGAACGGCCGGCCTACCTCTTGAGCTCAATGAGTTGACACTGGCCGTCACTAGGCCTCATACTGGACAAGTCAGCACGACACCGCACGAAAGGCCCCCCCGCCATGGACTACACCACCACCACCGTCGGCACCGAGATCACGATGCGCCACGAGCGCCCGTACACGGTCGGCGGCGAGCGCAAGGTGCACCGCTACACGTACACCGCGACCGTCGTCGAGATCGACTCGCTGGGCTGGAAGGCCGAGGTGTCCGACGTGCGCGACGAGACCGACCGCCCCGACTTCGCGAAGTACCCGGCCGAGATCCTCGGCAACTGGGGCGGCGACGAGGAGATCGCCCGCCGCCCGGCCATCCCCGACCACGAGGACGAGGGCCTGCAGAGCATCGTCCTGTGCCCCCGCGACATGAAGATCCACCACGCGACCCGCACGCCCAAGGGCGAGCGCCGCTGCGGCGGCTGCGGCCGGAAGGCTGTCTGAGCCGTGGGCATCTTCTGGGCCTGCGTGGCCGCCTTCACCCTCTACGCCATCCTCGACGAGATCATCGCCCGCCGCGCGGGCAGGAAGTGAGCCCGACATGAAGATCACCGTGACCAACACCGACATCAGCGCCGCGTACGACGTGCTCGCGAGCACGCTCCGGCTCATCTCCGAGCAGCCGTCCGACTGGGTCATCCGCGTGACCTACCGCGTCCGCGACGAGGAGCGCGTCGTCGAGGGCACCATCAGCCTCTTCGACCAGCACACCCTGCTCATGGCCGACATGGACCAGGAGTGCCAGCACACCGGCGGCCTGACCGAGGTCGACCTCTACGACATCACCGAGATCGAGGTGCTCTGACTCCCATGTCCCACTCGAAGACCGACACCATCCCCGACGGCTGGCGTGCCGAGAACGGCATGTGGGTCATCCAGAGCCTGACCGACCCGGCCCTGCAGGCGCTCATCGCCTACGACGGCCTCGTGCTGGAGCTCTTCGCCGGGCCGGGTGGCATGTCCGAGGGGCTGCGCCTGGCAGGCATCAGCAGCCGGGTCTGCCTCGGCGTCGAGTGGGACAGCAGCGCCTGCATGACCGCCACGCGCGCCGGTCACCCGCGACTGCACGCGGACCTGACCACCATCGACCCGCTGCTGTTCGGCCGGGTCTGGGGCTTCCACGCCAGCCCGTCCTGTCAGGGGTTCTCGTTCGCCGGTAAGGGCGCGAGCCGCGGCGACGTCGACCTGCTGCTGCAGGCGATCACGGCCATGGGCCGCGAGCCGCACCGGGCCGACGAGATCATGGCCACGCTGCGCACGCTGGTCAAGAGCCCGCTGTCGCCGCTGTCGCTGGAGCCGCTGCGCTACATCCTCGCGCTGCGCCCGCGCTGGTTCACCCTCGAGCAGGTCCGCGCGGTCCTGCCGCTGTGGGAGGCCTACGCCGAGGTGCTGCGCCCGCTCGGCTACAGCGTCTGGACCGGCATCGAGAGCTCCGAGAAGTTCGGCGTGCCGCAGACCCGGGAGCGCGCCCTCGCGATGGGCAGCCTCGACATCGACCTGTCCGGCGGCCTGGCGCAGACCCACTCCCGCTACATCAAGAGCGGCAAGCGCAAGGGCCAGCAGGAGCCCGGCTTCCTGCCCTACGTCACCATGGCGCAGGCCCTCGAGCGCGCCGGTGACTACGTCGTGCGCAGCAACTACGGCACGGGCGGCGAGCCCGCGCCGACGCTGACCAGCAGCGCCGACAACGGCAACTTCCGCTGGGTGCCCACGGCCGCCAACGAGGGCACGACCGCCGAGGACATGGCATGGACGGCCGAGCGCCCGTCCGCGACCATCGTCGGCTCGTTCCACCCCGACGTCGTCGCCAAGCCCGCCTACCGCAAGGCCGGCGACGGGCCGCGCCAGAAGGCGAAGGGCAGCGTCAGCATCACGGTGCAGGAGGCCGGGATCCTGCAGTCCTTCCCGGCCGACTACCCGTGGACCGGCACGAAGACCAAGCAGTGGGAGCAGGTCGGCAACGCCGTCCCGCCGCTGCTCGGCCAGGCCCTCGCCGAGACGGCCATCGGCATCCGACCCACCGCTATCAAGGGAGCCCGACTGTGACCGACATGCCCACGCTCGAAGAGATGCGCCAGGCCCTCGCCGACTGGAGCGAGACATGCGCCGAGTGGCCCGCGCCGCTGCCGATGTCGGCCCGGCGCCTCGCCGGTCTCCTTGGCCGCGTCGCCGACGCGCAGGACGCCGCCGAGGGCCGCAGCGCGACCCGCGCGGCCGACACCGGCGCCGAGGAGTACAGCTCGACCGGGCTGCCCCGGCGCGCGACGGCCCGGGCCCGCCGCCATGGCGCCCGTGTCACCAGCAACAACGAGTGGCACACCGTGATCTTCCCGAACGGCAGCCAGGTCGTGGCCCTGACGGCGTTGCGCGCCCGCCGGACGCGCGAGGGCGGCCTCAAGGCCTTCCCCGGCATGGTCGGCGCGGTCAAGCCTGGCGCGGCGCCGGGCTGCAACCCGCCCGGCCAGCGCGGCGACCGCCTGGTCGACGTCCTGAACCGGTTCTCCGACGCCGAGGAGGCGAGGGCCTGATGGCGCGCGACTGGCAGTTCATGCTGCGCCTGCCCGAGCCCGCCCGTGAGCGGCTCGAGGCGATCGCCATCCAGCACGGCTTCACCGGCGGCCGCGGCCGCACCGGCCACGACGAGCCGAACAAGGCCGACGCCGCGCGCTGGCTGCTCGGCCAGGCCGACCCGAAGCTCTTCGAGATCCTCTTCGGCGACGAGCCGGCGGTGCGCGGCGAGCTGCACGTCACCGAGGGCCCGGGCATGCGCGTCAACCGCGACGAGCAGGGCAACATCGTCTCGGCGCTCGCCTGGCCGACCGAGGAGCCGGTCGGCGAGCCGCGGCCGGTCGGCGAGGGCTGGACCGAGATGGGCTACACGTCCGAGGACGGAGTCCGACGATGCTGATCGTCATCGTCGCGTTCATGCTCGCGCTGGCCCTCGGGGTGCTGCTGCGCCACCGCGCCACGGCGGCCGCGGCGATGCTCGGCCTGGTGCTGGTCATCGCGACCGCACCGGCCGCCCCGGAGGTCGTCGACCTGGTGGTCGTGCCATGACCGTCATCGTCATCTCGCGCCGGTACGCCGTGGCGGCGCTGATCGCCCTCGGACTGGTGGTCGGCACCGTCGCCGCCGGACTCGACCCCGCGCCGACCGGGCCCGTGCAGACAGGAACCCCGACGCCGTGATGCTCTTCGACCTCGCTGACTGGGAGTTCTTCCAGGCCCCGGTCGGGCCGCCGCCGGCGCCATGGGTGACGATCCGGCAGGTCTGGATCGACGACGAGCAGGGCCGGATCTACGGCTCGACTGACGCGCTCGGTGAGCCGGTGTGGCTGCACCCGGACCGCGTCCCGGGCCGCGTGCTGCGGCGCGACCCGCGCCCGCCGACGCACCCGCTCGAGTGGCGCCGGATCATCAACGCGGCCGCCGTGCCGCGCGCCGACGTCGACCAGACCGAGGCCCTCGAGCTGCGGCTGGCCGCCATCCCCGAGCCCGAGGTGCGCGCTCGGCCGGCCACGCTCGAGGAGATGCCGCGCGGGCTGCGCGGGCTGGGGCGCAAGGCGGCCGCGGCCGGGTTCGTCCAGCACTGCACGTTCGCCAGGGGGCCGCGGCTGAACCAGCACTGGCAGGTCGTCGAGATCTCCGACGACATCATGCTCAAGGGCCGGCACCGCGACGGCCGCCGGTTCGTCGTCGTCTACATCACCAAGACCCCCGGCCCGGGCACGAAGAACGCCGGCATCCCGCAGTGGAAGCCCGAGCTCGGCTACGCATGGATCGACGGACTGTGGATCGCTTGCGGCCCGTCCGGCCTTGAGGCATACTTCACTAACGGATCACTAACGCTCACTCAGGAGGCATCATGAAGAAGGCAGCCACCGTCATCGGCATCGCGTTCGCGAGTGTCTCCGCGGCCGTCCTGGTCTTCACCGGCCTCGTCGTCGTGGAGCTGGCCGGTGTCGCGCACCGCCGCGCGAACCGCTCCACCCTCGACCGGATCAAGATCCAGCCCGCGCAGCGCGAGGCCTTCGAGGCCGCCCTGTCCGAGGCCGAGTTCAAGGTTCTGAACGTCGGCCCGACCCTCGTCACGGACCGCCGCCGATGACCATCCGCCGCGTCCCGACCTTCCTGTCGGGCATCGAGAGCGTCGCCCCGTTCGCGCCGCTGGAGACCATGGCGCCACAGGAGCTCGTGGCCCTCGTGGCCCGATCCAGCAGGGCCCTGGTCTACGCGGGCCAACGCGCGGAGTCCAACCGCTCCGACGCGAGCCGGTACGTCCGAATGCCCGGCCTCGAGGGCCTAGCCAAGGAGTGCCGGGACAGGGCTGAGGGGCACGCCCGGTCCGAGGAGTTCTGGACCAACGTGGCCATCCAGGCCGAGTACGCCACCCGAGCCCGCCTCGAGCACGCAACGGAAGGAACCCGATGAGCGACTACACCCTGGCCGTCGTCCGCGGCGGCGTCGACCTGGACCCGCGCGAGTACCGCGGCGTCGAGACCGTCGCCTACCGCCACGAAGTGACCGGCGTCTGGTACATCCCGCAGTGGCCTGGCTACTACTCCGGGCCGGTCGAGGTCGTGCGCCCACTCGTCGTGCTCGACTTCGGCGGCGAGGACGGCATCGACGTCGTCGACTTCCTCAACTCGCTCCGCGGCGGCCTCGGCGGCGACGACGCCTGCAACATCGCCGACCAGATCGAGCGGCAGGTGCTCCAGCCGCTGGCCGAGCCGCTCGAGTTCGGCACCCGCGTCATGGCGCGACCCCGCCGAGCCGACAAGGTCATCCCGCCCCGTCTGTGGATTCGCGTCCTCAAGACCGAAGCGGGCGACGCCGCCTGGCACGACGGGGCCGACGGGGCCGCCCTGCTTCGCTGGTCCGAGCTCCGCGTGACCGAGGTACTCGGATGACAGCCCGGCCCAAGCCCAGCGTCTGGCCGTCCGTCGCGGAGTTGCAGGAGCGGCGCGACGAGTGCCTGCGTCAGATGGAGGCGCGCCGCAAGGTGCTGCGCGACCGCTGGCGACGTGGTGAGACGTCCAACGCCGCCTCGCTCGTCGACCTCGAGAGCCGCGACGTCGTGCTGTCCAACATGTCGGCCCGGCTCGTGACGTACAACGTCGACCTCGAGCGCCTCGACCAGCACGAGATCGTCACCTTCGAGAAGGCGGTACTGGGCGGCTACGTCTGGGCCTGCGCCTGCAGGGCGACCGGGACGGCGCCGACCTCGTACGTCGCGATGCACCGATGGATCGACCACGTCGAGGCGGCCGTCTGGGGTGTCGAGGCATGAGTAAGCGCGTCCTGTGCGTCGGTCGGATCTCGACCGAGTACGACATCCTCACCAATCGCGACCTTCGAGCCATTGTGGTCGAGGCGGTTGTCGACGGCGAGCCGCACTTCAATGCTGCACACGTGCCGCACCGCTCGGTCTCGGACACCATCGACCGAGTCTTCGCCCCCTTCATCAAGGAGCCCTCATGACCTCATACCTCGAGACCCTCGTCCGCATCCTGCCGCGCCAGCGGCGCACCATGGCGGCCCAGCGCAGCCGCGGCTTCGGCATGGTGATCGTCGGCATGGCGATGGCCAGCGTGGCCGCCACGGTCCTGCTCGTCCGGACACCCACCGCGCCGACGTGGGCGCTGGCCGCCACCGTCTTCTGGCTGCTCGTGGGCGGCTACCTGATCCTGTTCGGCGGCTACCGCGCGACCCGGGCGGACCTGATCCTCACCCGGATCGAGGCCGACATGAAGTCGGTCGACATCGCGCTGCGCCGGACGCCGTCGATCAAGATCACCGCGTCGACCCAGGAGTTCCGCGACGAGCTGGAGCGCTTCCTCGAGCGCAACCGCCGGGACGGCCACGCATGAGCGGCGAGGCGAAGCCCTACCGCGACGCGCTGCGGCGCGTGCTCGAGGTGGCGCCGGTTGATGGCGGCCCGGTCGACCCGACCGCCATCCACGACGCCATCGGCTCTGACATCATCCTCGACCTGTTCTACTGGGAGCGCTGGGTCGTTGGCGTGTCCGGCGGCGCCGGGCCCAAGCCGGGCGACGGCCCGCCACTGCATCCCGAGATGCGCCGCGACGGCGGCGCTCCGTTCGCTCCGTTCGATACCGCGGAGATTTCGGAGCACGTCGAGGCCTTCAACAAGCATGTCCGCGACCTCGTCGACCTGCAGCGCCAGGCCGCCGAGAAGCTGGTGCGCGAGGCGGTCAAGGACGGCACGCTCGAGGCGCCCGTCGTCGAGCCGGTGATCCCCGACGAGCTGGACGGCAACGAGGAGGCGGCCGCCATGCGCTGGTTCGAGCAGCACCGGCGCGAGATCCTGACGCAGCGCGACGAGGTGCGTCGGCTGCGCGGCCGTGACCGCGAGTACCAGGTGCTGATCCCCATCGGCAGCGCGCCCAAGGGCGTGCCCGGCGCGCGCTGCTTCGGCATGGCGATCTTCGAGTCGCCGGTGGTCAGCGAGCCCATGGTCGTCCCGGCCCCGGTGAGGGGGGCGTAGTGCCGCCGGACTGGCTCCTGCCGCTGCTCGGCGTGGCCATCGGCCTCGCCGGCGCCACCTGGAGCCACCTGCGCCCGGACCGCTACCCGATTCAGGGCGGGCCCGTCGAGCAGGATGACGTCGACCCCGTGCGGCTGCGCCAGATCGACGCGCGCAACCAGACTCAGCTCCAGGTGACGCGCGAGGCCGCGGCGCCCCCGGAGTCGCGGAACAGCGTCGCGCACGTCGAGTGCGAGTTGGCCGGCCACGACTGGATGACGGCGGACATCGGCTTCGACCGGTGCTCGCGCTGCGGCAGGAATCGTGCCCTCGTCAGCCGACCGGCAGTTGATCGAGTTTTCAACTATGGCGGCCCGACAGGCCGCGCGGGCCTGCCACAGAGCGGCGGCCCGGGCGATGCGGTCGCCGTCGAGGGCCGCGACCGGCCAGTCGACCGCGTGGTGTACCCACGCGCCCAGTGCGCCGACAGTGGGCACCTGATGATCTTGGGCAACCCGGTCTGCATGCGCTGCGGCGAGGACGTGACCCGATGAAGATGAAGCGGCTCTGCCGCGCCCAGCGCGAGACATCCTCGATCGTCGCCGAGTGCGAGCGCAAGCACGGTCACAAGGGCAAGCACCGCTGCGCCTACGTGGAGGGCCTCGGTGGCCGCAAGACCTACATCACGGTGAGGTGGAAGTGACATGCCGTGGGAGACATCTCGCCGGCGCGAGCGCCTTCCGTCGAACTGGCCGCAGCTCGTCAAGGCGGTGCGCGCCAGGAGCGGAGGCCGGTGCGAGTTCCTGCTACCGTCTGGTCGGCGCTGCCCACGCCGGGCCGACGGCGGGGTGGATCACAAGATCCCGAACGACGACCACTCGATGTCGAACCTGAGGGACTCGTGCAAGCACCACCACGGGAAGAAGAGCAGCGCCGAGGGGCTGGCGGCCCGGGAGGCGAACAAGCCGCGCCCGCATCTGCGCTTCGGCCAGGAGCCGCATCCGCGCTCAAGGCGTGGCTGATGGTCTACGTCGTCGTCTTCTACGACTACCGCGACTCGGGCGACCTCGAGATGATCGAGGTCGTCGGCGTGGCCGCCAGCGAGGTGGCCGGCTGGGACATCGCGGCCGAGCACTGGCATCGCGAGCACGAGGGCCCGCCACCGGCCGCGCACTACGACGTGGACGAGCTCCCGGTGCAGTGACGGCGCATTCCGGGCATAGCAGGCTACGCTTGCCCCGTAGCGCTACGACATGCCCAGGAGGCACCCATGCGGATCAAGCTGCACGACGACGTCGAGGGACACAAGTCCGGCGAGACGGTCGACGTTCCCGAGGAGCGAGCCAAGTGGTACCTCGCCAACGGGTACGCCTCGGCCGCCTCGTACAACCGGGACGAAGACCCCGTGGCCGGGGGCGTCCTGGCCAAGAACGACCCGACGCTGGCCAGCAACCGGTCGGACGAGCCCAACAAGACGCTCCCCGAGGTTGTCGCCGAGCGCGACGGCTGGGCCAGTGCCGTCAGCGAGGACGCCGACGACTTCGCCCCGACACCGCGCGCCGAGCGGGCACCGATCGAGGCGACCAACGGCAAGGGCGACCCGGAGAAGGCCGCCAAGGGCAAGGCCGCGCTCGAGGAGAAGGCCGACGCCACCGACGCGACCGACGCCCCGGAGTCCAACCCGGACCTCGTCGAGCAGCGCTCGGACGCCGCGGACACCTCCGAGGAGGGCGCCCGCAAGGCCGACGCCGCCGGCGACAAGGCCGAGGCCAAGGAGGACGGCCTGGCGGCCGCCACCGCGACCACGGACTCGCCGACCGACCCCGCCCAGAAGGCGGCGACGAAGGCGCGCGGCAACAAGGGCTGATCGCCCCACGCAGACCGAAGGGCCCGGCACCACCCCTCCGAGTGCCGGGCCCTTCGCCATGCCACCGACCGGTCAGCCGGTCGGCGTCTGTGACTGGAACGAGACGATGTGCGCCCAGCGGATGCGGTACTCGACCGCCGTCCCCTCGGGCTGCACCGTCAGCACGATGTCGCGCCCCTCGAGGCTGCGCACCTCAGTGATGATGTGCCGCCCGTTCCAGTGGCTGCCGTCGACCGTGCGGATGTTGGTGACGATGCCGCCCTTCTGCAGCCCCAGGTGCTTGAAGAAGGAGACGACGGGCGACTCGGTCGGCGGGATGTGGGCGCGCTGGCGCTGGATCGCGGCCGTGACATCCTCAGCCGTAGCACCGCCGGAGATGTTGACCTCGCCGCCCAGGTCGCCGAACCTGCGACCGGCCAGCTCCTGGGCGAGCTCGGCGCCGACGTCCGCGCCATCGGTGGTCGGCCCGACCCCCTTGGCGTCGCAGTAGGGGCAACGCGCGTCGGCCTGCAGCGCCGGCGCGTCGTCGCCGAGCTCGGTCCGCTTCGTGCAGTACGGGGCCGCGGGGTTATGGCGCAGGCCGGCCATCAGACGGCCGCCGACTTCGGCTTGGTGGCCATGCGACGAAGGTGCTCGGCGTAGCGGGCCTCGAGCCCGGCCCCGTCCAGCGCCTCACGGACCACCTGGGCGGCCGAGAGCTCCTCGTTGGCGGCGATCTCGTCGATCTTGGCGCGCATCTCGTCGGTGCAGACCACCTGGAGCGGCTGCGCGCGGTACTTCCTCTTGCCGGCCATGTGGCCTCCTCGAGCGTGTCGTCGGACGTCACTTGCTAGTGACTCGTCACTAGGCTATCGTCACGGCTGTCCCCAAGCAAACACCACAAAGGGGGTCCAACATGGACCAGACCGGCACCACGACCAAGTTGCCCACGAGCATCCCGGGCATCAGCACGGTGCAGACGCCAGACAAGGTCGACCCGAAGACCGGCACCGTCACCCACGGCCAGATCTTCTTCGTCGGGACCGAGTGCGAGCACTGGGCGCCGAGCGTGAACGACTGCCGCTTCGGCTGCCTCGTCCGGGCCGAGCGGAAGGCCGCCGCCTGATGGCCGGCAAGGTCGACTTCCCCGCCCTGGCGAAGTCGCTCATCGAGGCCCATCCCGGCCAGCGCCTCGAGGAGGTCGTCGAGCACGCGATGCGCCTGGCCTACAGCGAGGGCTACGAGGCCCGCGTGAACGAGTTCCCGGCCACCACCGCGCCGTCCGGCATGTCCTTCAGCCGGCCGGTCGCGGTGCGAGTCAACGGGCTCTTCCTCGGCAAGACCTACTGGGTCCAACTCCGTCAGGTCGGCGAGGCGCCTGTCGAGATCAACATCGAGCTCGACCGCCAGCTCGACGAGGAGGCCGCCCCGAAGCCGCTGCCCGTCGAGGACCACCGCGACTGCAGCACCGATGGTGCGCCTCGGGCCCGGAGGCCGATCTCGGCCGAGAAGGCGCTGCTGCTGCTCATCGAGTCCGACCTGCTCGACGACGCCGAGCGCAAGGACGCCGTCAACGGCCTCATCCAGCGGCTGGCGGCGATGCTCTGATGGGCGGCACGTTCAAGGGTCGCAAGGTCGGCCGCGTCGAGTCGCTCGACGACTACAGGGCCTTCGGCGACGACGTCGACTTCGACCACGAGGAGCCGAACGTCGTCACGAGCCGCTTCGGTCTCGACGGGATGGAGGACTGGCACATGCCGGTGCTCGACATCGACTTCCCGGCTCACCTCGAGCCGTCGACCACGGAGGGACACTTCCACCTCTACCTCGACCGGGCCATGGAGCAGGACAGCCTATTCAAGCTCATGGACGTCATGTGCGAGGTTGGACTGCTCGAGCCGGGCTACGTCGCGGCCGCGAAGATCCGCGGCTACTCCTCGTGCCGGCTGCCGTGGGTGCGGAAGCCGGAATCGCCCGCGCCCGCGCCGGCCGTCGAGCAGGGGAGGATCTTCTGATGGCCATGCCGCGGGTGTCGACCCGCCAGCGTGACGTCGTCCTGGCCCGGCTCGCCGGCGACGAGGAGCTGGCCGAGGCACTGGGCCTCGTGCCGTACGTCGGGCACGAGACGACCGGTCCGACGGGGCGTGGCAAGGTGCGCGAGGTGCTTCGCGAGCCGGAGTTCTACGACGAGGCCGACGAGGCCGAGCGGCTCAAGCTGCTGGGCTCCTCGCACGCCGCCCTGCCACCGCTGAACGACTTCAACAGCGGCTTCAACAACGCACTGAGGAGCGCCTGATGGCCACACCGAAGCGTCACTTCTGCCACGAGATCGTCGTCGACCGGGCCAAAGGCGAGATCCGCATGGACGGCGTCGTCTTCCCGTACTGGACGACGCCCGACCCGGAGATCGAGATCCCCCGGCATGACCAGGTACCCATCGGCGTGCTGAACATCGGGATCTTCGCCGAGAGCATCACCTACATCGGTGACGACGGCCGGCCCAAGCCGCTGCTCGAGGCGACGCCAGCGGCACACTCCGAGTGGGCCCGGCGCCGCGCCAAGGAGATCGTCCTCGAGCGCATGGCCGATGTTCTGTCGTGGCTCGAGCAGGCGGCCGACGACCGCCAGGACGCCGAGTACACCGCCTACCACAAGGGCTACCGGGCCGGCGTCGAGGCCTCGGCCGCCCCGCCGCCGCCGCCCCAGCAGTGGCCCACCATGCCGCCGATGCCCCGGGTCAGCACCGACGTCCCGGTCCGCGCCTGCGACAACGCCGAGATGGCGCACAAGCCGCACCTGTTCACGCTGGCCGGCGAGGGCCAGTTCTCCTGCCCGGGGAGGCTGTGATGGCTGACGACTTCGGACGCATCGAGCGCGCCATGGCCGACAGCCTCGGCCTCGACCGGATCGTGAGCGCGACCATCCCGCCGCCGCCCACTGGCGCCGAGGTGCTCGCGAACGTCAAGGACGCCCTGCGGTCGCTGCGCCGCACCGTCATCTGCCAGCCCGAGCACGTCGAGGGCCTGAGGGCCGCGATCGAGGACGAGGGCCTGACCGGCAGCGTCAAGGTCTTCGGCGACGAGTACATCCCGCCGGGCCGCATCTACGTCTACCGGGGGTGGCCCGATGCCTGACGTGATCCTCGTCCTCGACCAGGACGCCTTCTGGTGGTGCTGCGAGAAGTGTGCCCAGGAGAACCGCGAGGTCCGCAGCTTCATCGGGCAGGCCCGGTGCAAGCACTGCAAGGCCCTCGCCTTCATCACGGAGGTGGTGAAGTGACGCAGGGCCTGTGGGTCGAACGGCAGTGGTCCAGCGTCCGCGCCGGCGACTACGTCCAGAACGTCGCCGACGGCACCGCCTGGCAGGTCATCGCGCGTGGCGTACTCGGCGACATCACGGTGCGCAACCAGCAGATGTCGCAGGCGAACATCGGTAAGCAGTCCGGCCCGGTCGCCGTCTGGGACGGTTCGCCCGAGGCCCTCAACCTCGAGGGCTTCCGCGCCGTGCTCGGCGCGAAGGTCATCTACGACAAGAAGAGCTAGGAGATCCCCCATGGAAGACGTGTACCGCATGCAGCGCGAGCAGAACGCTCGCGACCTCGAGAGGCGCCTGACGCCGAAGGAGCGTGAGCGCCTCGATGCCGACCGCGCCCGCGTCGGTGAGGACGAGATCGAGGTCAAGTACGTCCCGAACCGTGCGCAGCGTCGAGCGGCCGAGCGGGCCCGGAAGGCCAGTGTCCGCCGTGGCCAGCGCGCCGCCGACCGCCGCATCGCCGAGCTCGAGAAGGACATGAGCCCGGAGCAGATCGCCCGGGCCCGCGCCCTGGCGGCCAAGCAGCTTGGAGGCCGACGATGAGTGACATCCACAGCGCCATCGCCGACGCGCGGCGCGGCCACCGCATCGCCGAGTGGGAGGGCGTCGCGCGACGCCTCGCCGACGCTGCCGAGGCTTTCGTCGCGCCGCGCGCTCGCGACGAGACGCCGCCCACCGACGCCGTCGAACGGATGGCCTACTGGGCTCGCCGCGTCATCGAGAACGACGGCCGCCTGTCAGCCGACTCGTCCGCGAGCCTCGACATGGCCCACGAGGAGCTGGTCAGGGCCGCGCAGTCCTACCTTGACCGTCCGATTGTCAACGTCCGCTCCGACATCTTCGGCGGCATGCAGGCCGAGGTCATCGCCTGGGCCGTCGTGAAGGGCTGGCACGGCCCGGACGCTCCTGAGGTCCGCTTCGGCGAGGCGATGGCGCTGCTGCACAGCGAGGTCTCTGAGGCACTCGAGGCCTACCGCACGCACGGCACGGAGGACTTCACCAAGAAGGCCTGCGAGGGTACGCGGGCACATCTCGAGTCGACCGTCGGCCCGACCGGGCATGTCTGCAAGCCCGAGGGGGTCGGCTCGGAGTTCGCCGACATCCTCATCCGACTCCTGCACTACAGCGAGCTCTTCGGGGTCGACCTGGCCGCCGAGTTTGAGCGCAAGATGGCCTACAACCACACGCGCGCCTTCCGTCACGGCGGGAGGGCCCTCTGATGAGCGACGACGGAATGGTCGAGACGAAGATCTACGTCCAGCTCGACCCAAAGCGCGGACACTACAGCCGCAAGATCGAGGGCATGCGCCCTGTCGCGATGACGACCGGCAAGCCCGAGAGCCTGCGGGGCAGGATCGTCGTCGGGCTCACGCTGCGCCTGCCCGCCTCGGTGTTCGAGCCGCTCGAGCCGAGCGCCGTCATCACCCTCGACGAGGGCAGCATTATCCGCCGCGAGACTCTCGAGGTCGACGCTCTGCCCAGCGACGACGATGAGTAAGGTCCGACCGTGACGAGGCGCCGACTCACCCCGGCGCACCGTGACGCCCTGCCGATCTTCCTGCTGTGGCTAGCGATCCTCACTGTCTGCTTGCTCGTGGCGGTGGCATCCTAGGCATATGCCCTGTTCCCCCGGAATGCGGGGGTGTGTCGCAACATGCGCGCATCGTCGCTTCGTCCGCGATTACCAGGCGGAACGGTGGCGGCAGGAAATCGAACGAGACGCCGCCACCGGTGGCTATGCGACGGAGCTGTCCGAGCACCCCCCGATCATCACGTTCAAGAAATGGCTCACCGACCACGCCAGTGACTTGTCAGTGGCTCCCGCTACGGTCGAGCCCACCCCCGACGACTGGATGCCGCCCCCCGGCTTCTGAGACAGGAGACCCCACCCATGACCGACCCGATGAGCGACGTCGACCTCTTCTTCGAGCTGGACTACCAGAAGGAGGAGATCCCCGAGCGCGTCGAGCGCGACCAGTGGGGCCGGCCACTCATCCTTCAGCCCGACGGCAGCAAGGTCGCCTACACCCGGGCCTCCACGCTCGCCGGCTACCTCGAGAACAAGAAGGGCCTGCACACCTGGGACATGCGCCGGGTCGCCCTCGGTGTCGGCCTCGACGAGGATCTGGCCGCCATGGCCGCCTCGGTGCAGCCGCTGACCGGCGACAAGCGCAAGGACGCCAACAGCAACGAGACCCTCGACGAGGTGATCGAGCGGGCCCGTGATCGCGCCGGCGAGCATGCCGGGCGCGACTGGGGTACGGCCGTCCACGGCTTCACCGAGCCCGGCCAGGAGGGCAACCCCTACGTGCCCAAGCGCATGCAGGACGACGTCAACAGCTACTGGTCGATGATGAACCGGGCCAACATCCGGTGCGTCGCCTCCGAGGTGTTCGTCGTCTGCGACCAGCTCCGGGTGGCCGGGTCGTTCGACGACCTCTACTACTCCTACGCCTTCGGGCTCACGCTCGGGGACAAGAAGACCGGCAAGGCGAGGATCCACAGCCACCTGATCCAGCTCGCGGTCTACGCCAACAGCGAGGTCTACGACATCGACACCGGCGAGCGGCGGCCGCTACAGAGCCTCGTCGCCGACCCGGCACTGGCGAAGTACCCGATCAACCCGAAGGTCGCGTTCTGGGTCCACATCGCCAAGGGTGAGGGCACGACGCGGTTCGTCGGGCTCAACCTCGAGCGCGGCTGGGAGGCCGCCCAGATCGCCGCGGCGGCCCGGGACTACCAGAGCCAGCGCGAGGGCCTGGTCTTCGATGCCGACGTCGACCTCGTGCGCGGCGGCGACACCGAGCGCGCGTGGGAGCTCATCGCCGGCGCGTCGTCCCTCGACGAGCTGACCACCATCGCGATCCAGTACCAGCACGTCTGGACCGACCAGATGACGCGGGCCGGTCAGCGCCTCATCGCCTCATGGAGCGAGTCGGTCGCGTGACCGAAACGCCCCTGATGTCGGTGGTCGCTGCGAGCGTGAAGGCAGGCGACCGGGTCTGGTTCATGGGCCAGCTCCGGGGGGTGACCCGGGTCGAGCACGCCACACCGGTGGATGGCACGATCACCTGGACCATCGAGGACTGGGGCACCCCCGTGCAGGTCAGCGCCATCAAGCGTGTCTCACTCGCCCGTGGTTGACACATCACTGTTCCGTCACTAAGTTAAGAGTCCTGATATCGACCCCGATGTCCGGAGAAAGCGAGAAAACATGACCCAGCAGCCGTGGGGCGGACAGCCCGCCCAGCAGTACCCGCCGCAGCAGGCGCAGCCGCAGGGATGGCAGCAGCCCGCGCAGCCCCAGTCCTGGCCCGCGCAGCAGCCGACGCCGGCGCAGAACCCGTGGGGTGGAGCGCCGCAGCAGCAGGCCCCCGCCCAGGAGGCCGGCCCGGCCATCGAGCACGGTGAGGCGTTCGACGACTTCTTCTCCGGTTCCGGTGAGAAGATCCCCGGCTTCGACTTCGGCGCCACGCAGAACGGCGGCGAGAAGGTCGTCGGCTCCTCGATCGTCGGCGAGATCCTCGAGATGGCCAAGATGGCCCAGCGCGACTACGCGGACAACGGCAAGATCCTCTACTGGGAGCCCCGCAACGAGACCGAGCAGCGCCGCCCGCGCATGCAGCTCGCGATCACGCTGCAGACCGACCTGCGCAACTGGCAGGGCGTCAAGCCCAAGTTGATCCCCGTCGACCCGGCCACCCAGCAGCCGAAGCCGCCCACGGCCGACGACGGCAAGCGCCGGATCTACGTCAAGGAGTTCTCCGACCTGAACCGCGCCATCAACCAGGCGTGCGCGACGGCCGGCCAGAAGCCGCGTATCGGTGGCAAGCTCGCCGTCATCGTCCGCGGGTTCGAGCCCACGCAGAAGGGCAACGACAAGGTGCTGTACGACGCGCAGTACCTGCCCGCGCCCGAGAAGGTGGCCACGGACGGCTTCTTCACGCAGCAGGCCCCGCCCGCCGCGCCGCCGCAGCAGGCGTTCACGGCGCCCGTGGTGTCGACGGCGACGGGGCAGCCCGTCGTCCACCAGCAGCAGGTTCCGGCCCCGCAGGACGGACAGGTCTACGCGGCCAACCCCTACGCCGGCGTTCCGGCGCAGCCCAACGGCGCTCCGGAGGGCTGGCAGCCGCAGCAGGCCCCGCAGGACGCCCCGGCGGCCGCCGTCGCCTCGTGGCAGCAGCAGGCCCCGCAGGCGCCGCAGGGTGGGCCCGTCCCGGGCACGTTCCCGGCCCAGGCCGGTCAGGCCGCGCCGCCGGCCGGGCCGCCCGAGTGGGCCCAGCCGCAGGGACAGGGCTACGCACCCCCGCAGCAGACGCAGGCCGCGCCGCAGTACGACGCGCCGCCCTACTGATCAACCCCGTGAGCGCCGTGGCGGCGGGTGAGGACTCCTCCCCGCCGCCCCGGGCCCGCATCGACCACCTTCACCAGTAGAAAGCGAGCACCACATGACCATCGACTTCACCGCCGACCCGCGCGACCTGTTCAAGGACGCCGCCCGGGCCCACATCCTCACCGGCCGCGCCCTCGACGCCGCCAAGGCGAAGATCTCGGCCGAGGAGGCCGCCTTCGAGAACGCGAACGCCGGGCTCAACTGGGTCGCCAGCCACCCCGGTCTCGCCGACGTCGACAAGAGCGTCCTCTACCAGGAGGCGCTCGACGAGCTCAATGCTGGACAGGGCTCGCCCGAGGCGCCCGGCACGATCAAGCAGGCCGCGCCTGAGGAGCCCGCGGAGAAGCCGAAGCGCAAGCGCCGCACGAAGGCCGAGATGGAGGCCGCTCGGGCCGCCGAGGTCGCCGAGAAGGCCGCCGAGCCGGCGGGTTCAGCGGGCCCGTCTGAGACCGCCGAGGAGGCCGTCCCGACGATGGCCCAGCCCGTCGAGGTGGGCGCCCCGGTCGGCACGCCCGAGCCCGCTGCAGCCCCCGCGGCCGCCGTGTCCGACCCGTTCGGTGGCGCGCCCCAGGCGGCGTTCGACCCGTTCGGCCAGCAGGCCCCACCCGCGGCCGCGGCTGACCCGTTCGCGGGCGCTGGCGCACCGGCTCCGGCCGCGGGTGGCTTCAACCCGTTCGGCACCAACTGAGCCTGCCCGACCGCGCCCCCTGCTTCCCTGCGAGGCAGGGGGCGCTCGGCTATCACGAGGAGATGGAGCGACCAATGAGCAAGAACGAACTGGCCGACCTGCGGGCCGAGGTCGAGCGACTGCGGGCCGAGGATGCGAAGTGGCAGGACGCCTACATGCGTCTCGACACGGCGCACACAAGGGCACTGGATCGCGCCGAGGCTGCCGAGCGTGCGCTGGCCGACGAGCGGGCCAAGGTGGCGCGAGTCGAGGCGCTGCCGGACGAGTGGCTCGGATCGGTCGGGGTCATCAACGCGATCTTCGAGGCCCTGAGCGAGCACATCACTGTCCCCGAACCTGGTAGCGCCGACGTTCGTCCCTACGTGTGGTGCGCGTGCGGGTGGCGCGTCGACGCGCTGGGCGGCGACCCCGGACCCGCCGCCATCATTCACGTATCGAATGCGATCCATGAGGCTGTAGCGCCTGCGATTCGCGAGGGGCTGCGAACCCGAGTCCGCGCCGCGCTGGCCGGTCCCGAGCCCGACGAAGGCTGATGCTTCCACTACTCCCGCGCGGGATCCCCATCAGCGAGCTCGGCCTGCCGCCGCGCCTGCTCGAGAAGGTCTGCGCTGACGACGTCATCAAAGACACGTTCGACCTGCGATGCCTGCACCCCGACGCGCTGCGTCTGGAGTGGCGCCTCACGGTCGACCAGCTCGAGCGCATCAACCGGGCGCTCGAGGAGAGGGGGATCCAGCCCATGACCCTGCCCACCGGCAGCAAGCCTCGCGAGGCCCGCGCGAAGCCGGGCTGCACCGAGAAGGGCTACCTGCCCGACACGCCGTGCCCGTGGCCACGGATGAAGGGCAAGCGCAAGTGCGGCTGGCACGTCCTGGCCGGCATGCCCATCGAGAAGCAGATCTTCATCGCCGACCGCCGCGGCGAGGCCAACCGGCGCCAGCCGGGGCACGTCGAACGCGTCCGGGTGCCCGCCGACGAGTGGCCGGCCGGGACGCGGTGGTGCTCGGAGTGCCAGGGCTTCATCCCGCTCGAGTACGTCACGTCGACCAAGTGCAAGGCCCACGCGTCCCGGGCCGCGCACGCCTCGCGCCTCAAGGCCGTCTACGACATCACCCGCGAGGAGTACGAACAGCTCCTCGCCTTCCAGGGCGGCCGCTGCTACGTCTGTCGCCAGCTCCCGCAGAGCAAGCGCCTCGCCGTCGACCACGACCACCGCACGGGCGCCGTGCGCGGCCTGCTGTGCGCCAACGACGAATGGGGCTGCAACGTGTCCCTGCGGCGCCTGCTCAACAGCCTCGACATGGCCCAGCGGGCCCTGGAGTACGTCACCCTGTCGCCGTTCGACCGGATGCGGCTGCAGATGAACGACGGCCAGCCCGAAGACCCGGAGCCGACCACCCCGGCGGCCGCGCCGGAGCACCTCACCGGCTGGGATCCGTTCGGCCAGCGGAGCGCGTCATGAGGGCGCTCGAGGACTACACGCGCGAGCGCTGCGCCAGCTCCGGCAAGCTCAAGTACCGCGACGAGCAGGACGCCCGGGCCGCGCTCGTCGGCTGCATCATGCGCCGACAGGCCGGCGACAGGAAGCGCCGCGAGACTGACGTCTACGAGTGCCGGGCTTGCGGGCGCTGGCACCTGACGTCGATGGTCCAGCCGCGACGCCGCGAGGCATAGCAGAAGGCCCCGCCCGATTCATGGGCGGGGCCTTCTTCGCTTGGTAAAGGTTACCGCGAAACCTTTACTTCCTCGGTGGCGCCGCCCTCGAGCGGCGTCCGGTAGCCCTTGAACCGCTCCTGCTTCGCCTGGGCGATGGTCAGGTAGCCGGTCGCGGCGGTCTGGCCGTCGGCGAGGATCCCCACGAAGTCGGCCGAGCGCACGCACTCGACGAGGTCGGCCTCGACGTCGGCCTGCGTCAGGAGCACATCGTTCTCGTCGCGGATCTCGACGTGCCAGCCGGCCATCAGAACTCGCCGGAGATCTCGGGCGCCGTCGGCGTGTCGGACGGGCCGCCCTGGGTGATGACAACGTCGCTGGGCTTCGGCGTGTCGTCGGCTGGAGTGACCACCGGGGCGACGAGGGTGCCGTCCTTGAGTTCAGAGGCGGGGCCGGCGACCGTCTGGCCGTCCTGGTTGACGTAGACCACGGCATCCGACGCGGGGACGACGAGGCCCTTGACGATCTGGTCCTTGGCGACCGCCAGCGCGCCGATGACGGCGCTGACGATGCCGAGCACCAGGACGATGGTCGAGTTGTCGGCGAAGAGCGCCGTCAGCGTGCCGACGAGGCTCGTGAGGGCCGCGATGACGGCGCCGTAGATGACGACCGGCTGCGGCTTCGTGTAGGGCGTCGTGGCGCCGGTGGTCTGGGTCATGCGGCTCTCCTCGAGCGGTTCGGGCATATGGGTGAACATCCACATGTTACTCACCATCCGGTGGATACAGGGCGGGCGCCGGGTCATGGATGCCCTGCTCGGCGAGTCGGGCCTCCTGCCTGCGGACCCACGCCATCATGCGGTCGGCGCGCTCCCACCACCCCCGCACCTTCGCCGCCAGGCGCTCGGCGCGCGACTCGGCCGCCAGGAGGCGCTCGTCGGCCTCGCGCATGTTCCTGCGGAGCCGGTCGTTGTCGCTCGTGAGGTTCTCGATCTGGGTGTCGGCGCTCTGGATGGCGATGTTGCCGGCGTTCGCCTTCTGCACCCGCTGCCCAGCGACGGCACCGATGATCGCGGCGATGATGGTGGCGAAGCCACCCGTGGCTACGAGCTGGACCACACCGTTGCCGTCCACCGCCCGGGCCTCCGTCAGGTCGTCTGTGCCCTTGCGTGCTCTCGGATGCCCAACAGGATGTCGATCCACCTGTAGATGCAGGCCGCGCCGAACGCGAGGGTCGTGCCAGCCGAGAAGGCACCAGACCACCCGGCAGCAGCCATGAGGGCTACCGAGTACAGAATAGCCGCAGCCCCCATCGAAGCCGCTCCAACCTGCTCAAAAGCGACACCCTTCGTGAATGTCGCAACCCGGGTCGTGCTCTGCAGCACGAGGCCGATGAGGAACGCGCCGCCGCCGCCGAAGAGCGACACGCCCCAGACCCGGACCTGCAGCTGGTCGAGCCGTGCCTCGATCGGGTTCGGGGCCTTGGCCCCGAGGATGACCGTGAGGCCGTAGAGGGCCACGAAGGCCAGAAAGAAGAGGACGATGGGGTGCCGCGAGCTGGGCTCGGGGCGGTAGACCGTCACTTCGCCGTGCTGTTCGCTCGCCATGTCGCTCCGTAGGTTCCACTGATGATGAGGCAGATGCTCGATGCTGCCGAGTAGATCCAGAACGCCGTGGAGTTCGCGCTCGGATACTGAAGCTGGGCCGCGAGGAAGGCGCTCGCGAAGAGCAGGCACCATGCCCCGGCGAGGAGCATCCCAGCCGCGACCACGATGGCCCGGCCGAGGAGGATGCCGGCCAGCGTGATCAGCCCGGCCAGCAGGATGGTGGCGCCCCACGTCGCCGGCGCTCCCGGCAGTCGCAGCGCCACGGCGAAGGTGACGGCGCCGAAGCGCTCCGGCCCGCTGACGAGGATGGCCACACCGAGAGCGCTGGCGAAGAGCGCGAGCGAGGCCACGATCACGCGCACTGCCCACTGCGCCAGGTGAGGGTCGACCACCAGCTCCGTGCTCCGTGGGCGCTGCATCTCTGGCTCCTGCTGCGGGGATGGTGTCCGGTTTACCATCTCTTTACCTGTCTCTCGCCACTGTACCGCGCCGACCTTGTGCCGATATGAGTACGCCGCCCTGTATCAACGAGGGCCGTTCCGCCACGTCACGCGGCCTGGTGAGGCGAAGACCGAGGGCCAGCCCCGACACCCCGCCGAGGGCCCCGCCGACAGCGAGTGAGCCGTACCAGAGGATGCGACTCAGGCTCGCCGCCCGCAGGGCCGGCATCGTTCAGGCCGTCGGGTCCGTGCCGGCCGTGCCGGCCAGCATCGCCTGGAGCTGGGAGACCTTGTCCTCGAGCGCCTCGACGTCGGCCGCCGTGATGACCGACAGGGGCACGTTCGGCGCCCAGTCGGCCCCGTAGTGCTTCGTGTCGTCGGGGTAGAACTTGGCCCGGTAGACGATGTCCGCGCCGGGGGTGGAGATGACGCTGGCGCGGCCGTTGCTGACCCGCTTGTCGCCACCGAACGCTGACCAGGTGTTCTTGCCCGGGTAGGACCACTCGAACCGGAACGTGCCCGGCACGACCGGGCTGACGGCCGCGGTGACGGTGACCTTGGCGCCGGCGAGGATCCGCTTGGTCGACAGCGTAACCGTGCAGGTCGTCGGCTTGAGGGTGGGCAGCACCGGCCCGGCCGGCACCGGCGTCGTCGTGCCCGAGGAGGCCTTGGCGGGCCCGGCCTGCAGGAGTGCGTCGACCTCCTTGCGGAACGGGCCCATGGTGATGGCCTGGGGGTCGCTGCGCGTCGTGGTGCACTCGCGGTGGCCGACCACCGATCCGCCGGTGCCGCCGAGCATCTCGGCCATGGCGGCCGCGAGCCGGACGCAGGTCGCGCGCTGCTTGGCGGTGGGGCCCTTGGCGCCGTAGGTCATCTCGACGCCGATGTAGCGCGGGCCGCCCTTGACGCCGGTCGAGCTGTCCGGCCGGACGTCCCGGTCACGGGGCATGGCGTCCTTGACGACGAGGGCGTGGGTGTCGACGTCGACCGTGCCGGTGTGGTTTGCCGTGCCCCAGCCGATGATCCAGAGCTGGCCGTCGTCAGTGATGGCGAACTGGCTCAGCGGGCCCGGCAGGTTGCGCGCGGCGTCGCCCTTGTAGAGGTAGGCCAGCGAGCTCTCGTCACTGATGTCCGAGGCGAAGTTGTGGACCACGAAGCCGTAGAGCGGACCCCAGCCCTGCACGTCGGTGCGATTGTGGGTCTCCCAGTCGGCCTTGTAGAACTTCGGGGTGAGGCCCCAGCGCTTGAGCGCCGCGAGCATGATGGCCGACGTGATGGAGGTCGACATGGTTTCTCCTCGTTGGGCAGGATGTGTCCCGTTCAGTGTAGAACGAGAAGAAAGCCCCGGCCGCGAGGTGCGGCCGGGGCTTTCCCACCCTGGAGGGGTGCGATCAACGTTAGGGCACGGCCACGACGGCCGCGACCGCATTGGGCTTGTTGAGCACGCCGCCAGCGATCCGGTTGTTCGTCCAGTCCTTGACGCTCGTGACGGGGGACTGGAACCGGGCGCCGGTCGTCAGAGAGCCGGACAGGTCGGCGTTGCGCAGCGCGAAGGACTGCTGCTCAGAGGCGACCGCCGAGGCGAAGAACAGGCCGTAGTCCATGAAGCCGTTCGTGGCCGTGACCACCAGGCCATCGAGGTCGACGTTCGAGCCCTGCAGCAGGTAGAAGCCGTAGATGTTGTTGGCGAGGTTGGCCCCGGCGGGGTTGTGGATCCGCACGCCGCGGAAGCCGATCCGGTCCATCACCGAGCCCGTCTGGGTCGTCATGCGGACGCCCAGCCGGCCACAGGTGTCGATGAGCCAGTTGCTCGCGAGGATGTTCTTGCAGTCGAGCAGGGTGAAGGCGTCCGTGGTGCTGTTGTACGCCGTGAGGTTCGCGAAGACGCCGCCCTGGACGCTGGCGAAGTAGAACCCGCGCAGGCAGTTGCTCGAGGTGTTGCCCGAGACCGTGACGCCGCGGAACTTCTTCGCCGTGGAGAGGTCGGTCGCGGTGTTGATCAGCACGATGCCGGTGTCGCCGGCGCTCTCGCAGACGTTGCCGGTGATCGTCATGCCGACGCTGTCGGCCGTTGAGGAGACCGAGAGCTGGACCTTGATCGCGTTGTAGAAGCAGGTCCGCACCACGTTGCTGTTGATGACGACGTTGGTGCCGTTCTGGATGTAGATCCCGTGCTGGCCGGGCACGTCGTGGATCAGGTTGTCGACGATGGACATCCGCCCCACGGTCAGCCCGGAGGTGACGCCGAGGCACACCGCCGAGATGTCGTTGTCGCGGATGACCGTCTCGACGGCCCCGTTGTCGATGAGGATGCCCGAGCACGACCCTCCGTCGCCGTTGGTGATCGTCGGGGTGCCGACCCCGACGATGGTGCAGCCGGCGATGACGAGGCCCTGGGTGTTCCGGCCACGGACCGCGGCGCCGGAGAAGTTCTGCAGGGTGACGTTGCGGATCTGGACGCCGGTCGTGAACCCGCCGGTCGTGATCCCGACGTCGATGCCGATGGCGACCGGGGAGCCGCCGGCGACGTAGTCGGTGCCCTTCCCGATGAAGGTGCCACCCTGCAGCGTGCAGCCAGCGTTGAGCTTGAGCGTCGTCTTGCTCGTCCCGGTCTGGGTGATGGTGGCGGCCGAGGCGTCCACGTAGGTGTTCGCCGGGGCCGTGAGCAGGTCCGACACGGTGATCTGACCGACGAGCTTTTTGACGCCGAGCGGGGACGACTGCCCCAGATAGTTGTTGACCGCCGTGGTCTGGTCGGTCGTCCCGGTGCCGTTGTAGACCTCCTGCTTGAACTTCGCACCCGAGGCGTACGTGCCGATGGCGCGCTGCGCGGCCGTCCACCCGCTCACGTCCGCGTCAACGGTCCACTCGACGGGGCCGTTCGCCTGGATCGCGGCGGCGCCGGTGACCTTGCGCCAGTCGCCGCCGAGCCGCACGTTCGTCGAGTCGACGCCGGTGACCTGCTTGACGACGAGCACGCCGGAGGTCGGGCTCTTGAGCTTCATGTCGATGTCGGAGTCGACGAGCCGCCAGATGTTGAGGCAGTGCGACCCGGACTGCCCGACCCGACCACGGAGCCGCAGGTTCGAGACGGTGGCCGTCGCGCCGATGTTCGGCGGTGTCGCCCCGCGCGAGGTGGGCGCGTCGATGTACATGCTGACCGCGTCGGCGTCGTCGATGGCGAAGGCCTGCGCCGTGGAGGTCGCCGCCTGGGTGATCGAGACCGCCTCGACGGTGAGGTCGTTGACGCCGCGGATCGGCACGTCGCAGCCGCCGTTCGAGCCGGTCTTCACGACGGTGACCTGACCGACCTTGACGCGGTTGATCTGGCGGACCCCGCCGACCGTGTAGGCGCCGAGGATCGTGAAACCGCCGGTGCTCGCGCTCGTGGTCTGCACCTTGCCGACCTGCACGTCGGAGACGCTCTGGCCGCTGTTCGGCTCGAGGTCGAACCCGCCGGGCATGGTGGTGTAGCCGGTGCCGTTGTTGACGACGGACTCGATCTTGATGCCGCTGCCCTGCACGATGGAGATGGTGTTGCGGCCCGTGGCGGCGTCCGAGCGGGATCTCACGGTGCCGATGCTCAGCCGGGCCGTGGCGCCGGTGATGTAGAGCGCGTCGCCGGCCGGGTTGATCGAGTCGATCCGGTCGATCTCGACGTCGGTGGATCCATCCACCCGGAGGCAGTGCTTCGCCTCGTCGACCGGCAGCCCGGTGTAGAAGTTGTTCGCGACGTTGCCGTCGGAGTTGAACCGGGTGATCTTGACGTCGGAGCTGTTGTAGACGATCAGGGTGGAGGCTCGCGCCGAGCCGTTCTTGCGCTTGAGGCGGCCGGCCATGTCGAGGCGGAAGCCGCTGCGGGCGTTGATCGCCAGCACGCCGCCCTCGACGAGGTAGGTGCCCTTGGGGATGTAGACGTTGTCGTTCGCGGCGATGCAGTTCTGGATCGCCGTCGTGTCGTCGGCGATCCCGTCGCCGACCGCGCCGTAGTCCTTGACGTTCGCGGGCAGGTCGACCTTGCGGACCGCGGGGGACAGGCCGCTCGAGATCCGGGCATCGACCGCGGATCCCGCCGGGGCGCCCACGAGGTTCGCGGCCGCGGTCGCCTGGTCGGCTGCCGTCTGGGCGGTCGCGACGAGCTCGCCGACGTCGTAGGCGGCGTTGATGATGTCCTCGGAGACGTGCCCGTTGACCACGGGCTTGATCTGGGTGATCGTGGCGTGCTGCAGGCCGGAGAAGCGCCCGGAGCCGTCCGTGGTCACCTTCGTGATGCCGCCCTCGAAGGTGATGGGGTTGCCGTCCACATCGACGAACGTCGCCACCTTGTTGCGGTAGGGCTGCAGCGGGCCGCTACTGCCGGCCTCGGCGATGGCGCCGTTGAATATGAACATGTGCCCGAGTTTACGGGCATTCGTCCTGTCCGAGGGCGACCGACGCTTCGAGCGCGTGCTCGAGCCCGGCGACCTTCTCCGTCAGCTCGGCGATGCCCCGCTCGCGACCGGCCAGTTCGCGCGCGTACGCGCGGCACTTCGCCTCGGCGAGGAGCGCCCTGGTGGTCAGCTCGGCGTTGGTCCGCGCGTAGTCCTCGAGCAGCTCCGTGAGGTCCACCCGAATGCCGTCGTCAGCCATGCCCGTCACAGTAGCCCCTCGACGAGGATCGACAGTGACGAACAGGCGCCGCCGCCGGCGTCGGTCGAGAAGTAGGGGGCGATGTTGTAGGTCGCGCCCGGGGTGAGCCCCCCCACGTAGGACATGCGCTCGCCGATGACCCACTCCGTGCCGTAGTTGCCGATGGCGTTGAAGCCCGAGTAGCCCTGGATCACCGTGCCCGAGCGCAGCACGGCGCCGGCGCGCAGCTCGTAGGCCAAGGCGGTCCGGTTGTTCGTCGTCAGGGCCCTGGTGAAGCCGCCGACCACCACCCGGACGCGCCCGGACGACGGCGCGACGAACGTGCCGCCGGGCAGGCTCGCCTCGGCCCCGCTGTAGGCCCCAGCGCTCGAGAAGGCGGCGCTGGAGAAGATGACCGTGTAGAGCTGGTTGTTGGCCGACATCTGACCGGTCGTGCCGACGTCGACCCCGAACGAGGCCGCCGAGCCCGTCAGGCTGAACCGGTCCGTGCCGCCCACCCGGGCGACCTGCAGGCCGGAGGTGACGACGTACGAGTCGTTCGGGGTGGCCACGCCGGCCGTGGCCACGTCGAGGCGCGACTGCGTCGAGCCGCGCAGCCCCGAGACCTGCGAGTACAGGATCATGCTGCTGATCGAGTCCGCGTCCTTGGCGAACATCTGGATGAAGGGCCGGTCCGAGGTGTAGCCGACCTTCTCGGGGGCCTGGATGTAGAGCGAGATGTTGTCGGTCGGGTTCGGCCCGTCGGAGATGACGTAGATCTCGCCCGGGTGGGCCTCGCTCGAGTTGCCCGAGAAGATCTCGAAGATGCCGTTGCCGTAGCCCAGGCTCGACAGTCCGGGCCGCATCTGCAGCCGGCCGCCGGTGTCGTCGGTGCGCAGCGTTGAGCCGGTGATGACCAGGCCGTCGATGGCGTCGGCCGACAGGTAGGTCTGGGGCACGGTGCCCGCGGTGCCGGCCACCGGGGCGGACGGCGTGCCGCGCCCACCGGCGAGGTTGCGGGCGACGAGGCGCACGTACTTCGTCGTCCCCGGGTCGAGCTGGATCGGCACCTCGGCGCCGCGCGGGGTCTCGATGGTCCCGAAGAGCGTCAGGGCGGTGTCGGCCGGGTCGTCGGGCGTGTCGCAGGCGTGGACCTCGACGCGGGAGAAGTCGGTCGGGACGATGCCGTCGTCGACCCAGAAGCCGTCCCAGGCGACGACGAGCCCGCCGGGCACCTCGCGGACCGTGGCCGGCGTCGGCTGCAGCGGCGGTACGCCGGTGAACGGCATCGCCATGTGGCTGCCGTCGAACTGCTGGCCGTAGGAGGCCACCGGCGCGTCGTCGGAGCCGTACTCGGTGATCGCGCCGTCCTCGATCGAGGAGTAGGCGAGCTGGGAGACCTTCTGGTTCACCCGGTCCTCGAGGCCCGCGATCCGGCGCGCGAGCTCGAGCATGGCCGCGGTCGTCATGACGGCACCTTATCGGCGCGAATCACCGCGAGCCGGGCAACCTCGAGGTCGTCCGGGTTGATCGTCGTCGAGAGCACCCGCACCCAGATCGAGCCCTCCCCGGTCCACTCGGAGTCGGTCTGGATCTGGATCTCGTCGCCGTTCTTCCATGACCGCAGCGGCGCCAGCTCGCTGTCGCGCACGAGCACCTCGGTGACGTCGTTCGAGCCCTTCAGGGCGTTCAGCAGCGCGGTGCCGCGCTTGAGCAGGCCCGAGTCGGTCTTGATGGTGTTGTCGGTGTGGATCATGACGCGCCGCAGCCGCTTCTCGCCGGCACGCAGGACGAGCTTGCGCTTCATCGAGGGCCCGTCGCCGGCGCCCCGGACCAGCACCGCCGAGGCGTAGGACTCCGAGGCGTCGGTCTCCTCCGGGGAGCCGAGCAGGTTCGCGCCGGCCTGGAAGATGAGGTCGTCGCGGCGGCGCCCGAACCGGGGCGCGGCGAAGTCGAGGTGGTGCTCGATGGCGGTCCGGGTGGCGTTCCACCGGTGGCTCTCGACGTAGTCGAACGGGTAGTCCTGCGCCAGCTTGTCGACGAAGCCGCCGAGGTCGTCGGTGGAGTAGTCGTTGAGCTTGACCGGGCCAGCCTCGAAGGACACGGGACCGTTCTGGGTGTCGAACTCGACCTGCTTGAGCTCGGTGCCGATGAGCAGGCCAGCCTTCGTCACGGCATCGACCACGAGGCCCAGGTTGCCGCCCTCGAGGCCCTGCCAGTGCGCCCAGACATGCCGGACGATGTCGATGGGGTCGGTCTCGACGAAGAACTTCCCGCCCGAGTAGGGCTGGTCCTTGATCGCGGCCGTGAAGCCAGCTCCGGTGATCGACAGGTCCGGGCCCGAGAAGGCCCGGTCGGTGACGATGCAGCCGTGCTGGATCGCGCCGTCGGCCTCCGCGTAGATGGCCGTGCTCCATGGCTCGATGACGTCGAAGCCGTCGTCGGCCGCGATGAGGCCCAGGGCCGGGCTGATCTTCGAGCTGTGCCCGTTCGGCCCGGAGATGACCTCGGTCAGCGAGACATCCTCGAGCGGCAGGTCCGGATGGATGATGTCCTCGGTGCCGTCGCCGTGAAGCCGGGTTGCGATGTAGCGCCACTCGGCCACAGGATCACACGTCCTCGGTCGGCGCCTCGAGCCACTCGAGGTCGAGCGTCACGGACGAGAACGGGTCCGCGGTGAACGCCGGGCCGCCGTAGGCGCTGTCCTTGTAGCCCTGCAGCATGATGTTGATGCTCTGGCCCCGCATGGTGGCCGGAATGCTGCGGCGCTCGGCCGTGCCGACCGAGACACGCTCGGCGGCCGTGTTGGAGCCCTGCAGCGCGCCCTGCGAGGTGTTGAAGGCGTCCGAGCGCCCCTGCCCGAACCGGACCCACACCCGGGCCTGGGTCTGGGTGGCGCTGCCGGCCTTGGAGATGCCGTCCCAGCGGGCGACGACGTTGCACGCCGACGCCCAGTACGGCACCTCGACGGTCCACGTCGCGGGGTCCGGCCACAGCTCGCCGGACGTGCCGGTGAAGTTGAGGGCGTCCGAGCTGACGAGGTTGATCGAACGGACGTCGCGCCGCCGGCGCGGGACGGCCTTCTCGCGCAGGTCGGTGATCATCGCCTGGGTGATCGCCGCCGTCGCGGCCGGCACCGCGAGGCGGGCCAGCGCGATGGCCGGGTAGTTGAGCGCGAGGTCGGTGGCCTTGGTCGTCGTCGCGGCGACGCCGGTGATGACCTCGAACCGGGCCGTCTCGACCTCGTCGGTCGGCAGCGTCGCGGGGGTCGCCTGACCACCGGGCATGTTCCAGTCGTCGACCCGGGCGACGATCAGGTCATAGCGCGTCGCGCCGCCGGCGTTCGCCGGGATGTCCAGCAGCGACTCGTCGCCGGCGCGGACCATGTAGGACTCGTTGCGGGCCCCCGGGTAGCGGTTGATCAGCACCCCGCCGCCGAGCCCGATCCGGACGGTGCCGGACGCGACCGCGGTCTGGCGCACGAGGAAGTCGCCGATGCCGGCCACGCCCTCTTCGCCGCCGGTCGCCTGGTAGGCGAGCATGCGACCGAGCGACGAGGAGGTGATTCCCCCGTCGATGGCCCATGCGATGTTCTCGAGCGGCATCAGCGGTCGCCTTTCACAGAGTGTGCCATCCGTTTCGCCAGAGTATCCGACAGTTTGCGGTACCTGTCCCATCGACGCCGGTGAAGATGGCGTCGTACGAGCCGGGCGTCAGCCGCATCCTCGAAAGCCGCGAGTCGGCCGACAGCCTCAGGTTCGGGCTGGCGACCCCGGACCGGATGACCGTGGTCGCCCAGGGCCGCGCGTCGAAGGTGATCTTGGCGCCCTCGGGCAGCAGGCCGGTCATGGCGACCTTCATCCCGCCGACGACGACGGCCGGGTTGAGCACCGGCCCGGTGAACTCGATGACCGGCGCGGTCGGGGCGTCCCCGCCGACGACGACACCCCACGGCGGGACGTACTCCGTCGAACGGTTGAACGTCAGCGGCCAGGTGGCCGGCCACGCGAAGCCGCCGGACTCGGCCATCCCGAGGCGCAGGTCGACGAACTGCTCGTCGTCGTCGTAGTGCAGCGCGTCGGCCTTGCGGAACGTCGCCGCCGGCGGCAGGTAGCCGCCGAGGAAGGCGTTGTTCGGCTCGTAGTCGAAGTTGCCCGGGCGGCCGAAGATGACCCGCGTGCGGCCACCGATGGCGTAGCGCAGCATCTTCACGTCGCGGGCGGTGCGGAAGCCGTCCACCCCGCCGAGGAAGATCGAGCCCATCAGCGCCAGCTCGGCCAGCGCGTCCTCGGGCGACTCGATCTCCGGAGCGGTGCCGAGCTGCCAGCTCCAGGTCTGGGCCTCGCGCACGTCGCGGCCCATGCGCTTGGCGCCGGTGATGCTCGAGTTCTGGTCCTGGGTCAGGAAGCCGTTGTTGCCCGGGCTGAACCCGCCCTCCTGCACGAAGATCGGGCAGTCCAGGCCCCACCGGTACCCGTCCATCTCGAACTGGTAGTCGCTCAGGCCGGGGACCATCCCGACGCCGGTCAGCGCGATGGCGGTCATCAGAGCGTCCTCCCTGCGTACTTGCCGCCGAGCGAGACGCGCTGCAGCGTGCGGGTGAGATCCTGCGCGACGTCGTCGGAGGTGATCGACACGTCGTGGAAGTGCGGCTCGTACCGGCCGATGAGGGCGGCCTTGCCCTCGCCGCCGTGCTGGGCCCACTGGTCGGCCGTGAAGACCGGCTCGGGGCGGCCGGTCATGTTCAGCACCTGGGTGACGCCCGGCTGCAGCAGGCCGCCGCGGTCGAACATCATCGAGCCGTTGTCGGCGACCTCGCGGCCGTTCCAGACGTACTTGCCGCCCGAGCCCGAGGTGTCGTCGAGGTCGGCGTTGCCGCTGTCGAAGTAGCTGCCGAGGAACTGCCCGACGCCGTCGAAGATCTTGTTCGGGACGCCCTTGAGCATGTCGATGAAGCCGCCATGCCAGGGGATCAGCCCGAGCCCGGTGTTGACCACGCCGCGCAGCATCTCGAGGGGCTTGTCGGCCCACCACGGCAGCCCCTTCTGGCCGCCGGCGCTGACCGGCGGGGTCTTCGTCACGCCGCCGTTGAAGGCGGCAGTGAAGTTGAAGGCGCTGTTCGGGTCGTAGGGGCTCATGCGGCCCTCGAGGTGGAGGTGGTTGCCCGTGGAGTGGCCGGTGCTGCCGACGTAGCCCATGAGCTGGCCACCGAGCATCCGCTGCCCGACGCTGACGATCTCGCGCAGCATGTGCCCGAGGATCCAGAAGGTGCCGTTGTCGGCCGCGAGCCGGACATGGTTGCCGAAGCCGCTGTTGTCCCAGCCGTCGCGGATGATCCGGCCCGAGAACGGCGACACGATGGGCGTGCCGGCCGGCGCGGGCAGGTCGAGGGCGCGGTGGACCTTGCCCGACGGGTAGTGGCCCCACGGGAACCGCGGCTGGGCGTTGACCGGCTTGACCATGCCGCCGATGGCGTAGCCGGGCATGCCGGGCAGGACACCGTAGCGGTTGATGAAGTCCAGGCCGTCGAGGCCGATGATCTTGCGCAGGCTGGTCGTGGCCTCCTTGCGCAGCACGTACTCGTCGCGGTGGACGATGCCGGCGGGCTCGTACTTGCCGCCCGGGCCGGTGTAGCCACCGGTGTCGAAGGCGTACTTGTTGTTCTTGGCCGAGCCCTTGGAGGCCACCCCGGTGTAGGAGTAGTTGGGGTCGGCGCGGTTCACCTGGATCTTGTCGATCATCGGCACGCGCCACTTGAGGCCGAGGAACTCGAGCACGTCGTTGATGCCCTTGAACAGGCCGTCGTTGAGCACCGTGCCGATGATGAAGTTGACCGGCTCGGCGACGATCTTCCCGAGCTGGTTCCACACGCTCGAGGCGATGTCGAGGATCGACTGCCAGGCGCCGGCGAGGTCGCCGTTGACGACGGCGATGAGGGCGTCGAACACGCGGCTCAGGACGTTGTCCCAGTACCACTTGATGCCCTTGAGGATGGTGGCCCAGTAGGACCCGATCCACCCGAAGACGGGCGACAGGACGTGCTCCCACAGCCAGAGCACGACGCTGTTGAACTGCTCGAACATCGGCCAGAGCCACTTCGAGGCGACCGCCCAGATGAGCTGGAAGGTCTTCGAGATGATGCCGCCGATGACGGTGAAAACGGGCTGCAGAATGTTCTGCCACAGCCACTGCGCCACCTCGGCGACCTTCTGGAAGAAGCCGGTGATCGCGGGCAGGGCCTTGTTCTGCCACCACGGCAGGAAGCTGTTCTTGATCCAGTCGACGAAGACGCCGACGTACTCCTGCACCTTTGCCCAGACGATCTGGACACCCTTGCGGAAGTTCTCGTTGTTGTTGTACAGCCAGACCAGGGCGATGACGACCGCGGTGATGCCGAGCACCCACGGGCCCATCGCGCTGGTCATGAGGAACTTGACCGAGATGGCGAGGGCGTTGACGCCGGCCGCGACCTGGGAGGCGAAGGCCAGCCCGGTGATCGCGGTGAAGAGGGTGGCGACGATCTTCGGGTCGAGCCCGGCGATGAACTTGAAGAAGCCGACAATGGCATCGAAGATCGGCGTGTCGGCCATTCCCTTGCCGATATTCAGAATCAGCTTGGCAATGGAGAAGATGAGCTCCAGAACCTGCGGCCCCTCGGTGCGGACATAGTCGAGGAACTTGTTGAATCCGTCACTACCGATGAGGCCCTTGGACCACTCGGCCCAGCCCTTCGTCATGTCGACGAAGCCGTCCATGAATTCCTTTGCGAACGGCGCAAAGGCCGTCGCGAGGTTGGCCACGACGGTCAGGAGGTTGACGAAGAGGTCGCCGAACTGGGTGAAGAACGTCGGCGCGTACTTGGCCATCGTCTCGAAGAAGAGCCGCATGTCCGGGCCACGGAGGGTCTCGCCGAGCAGGGTGAAGAACTGCCCGACGGTGGTGCCCATCGTCGAGAGGAAGACCTTGAAATCTGGACCATACGTGTCCATGAGCTTCTTGATCTCGCGCTGCAGCGGTGGCAGCATCCCGGCCTGGATGATGTTGCGCAGGTCGATGAAGTCGGTCTGCAGGCCGAAGAGGAACCGCGCGAACTCGCGGCCCTCGGGCCCGAGCTTGCCCATCGCGATCTGGAGCTTCTGCATCGAGGCCTGCCCGATGTCGCCCGTCTTGGTCAGCGCCTCCTGGTAGGCCGTCTGGGCGTCCGAGAGCCGCTCCTGGGCGTCACGGATCGAGTCGGCGCTGTCCTGGGCCTGCTGGCGCTGGTCGCGCTGCGCGTCGGCGACGCCCTGCTGGGCGTCCTTGACCCGGCGGGCGGTGTCGACGACCTTCTCCTGGGCCGCGACGACGTTCGCGTCCTCCTTGACGCCCTTCTTCTGCTGGTCGGCGAGAGCCTTGTTCTCCTCGCGGACGCCCTTGAGGTTGAGCCGGGCCCGCTCGAGCTGGATGGAGGCCTGCTCGCGCTCGAGGTTCGTCGCCGAGCCGTCGGCCATCGCGTTGTTGTAGTCGACCTGCGCGTTGAACAGGTCGATGAGCGCCTGACGCTCGTCGAGCTTGCCGGAGGCGATCCGGTCGGCGAGGTCGTCCTGGGCCTTCTGGGCGTCCGCGCGGGCCTTGGCGAGGTCGTCCTGAGCCTTCTTGGCGTCCCGCTGCGCGTCGGCGAGGTTCCGCTCGGCGTCGGCGATCCGGCGGTCGCTGTCCTCGGCGGCACGGGCGGCCTGCGAGCGGGCCCGGGCGAGACTCTGGGAGGCGTCGCGGACGCCGCGGCTCGCGGTCCGCATCGCCTTGTCGTTGGCCAGCGCGTCCTTGCGGGCGTTGTCGTGCACCTCGCCCATCGCCGTCACGGCATCGGCCAGGCCGGTGAAGCCGGCGATCATGACGCCGAGCCCGGCCGCACCACCGATGGCCGCGGTGCCGATGGCGCCGAGCGCGCCGGCGGCCGACCCGAGCAGCGGTGCCAGGGTGGGCAGCAGCATCACCAGCGCGAGGACGCGGTAGTTGAAGATGCGGAAGGAGTTGGCCCCCTGGTCGGCGCCGCCGGCCGCGCCGGCGAACATGCCCAGGAACCCGGACGAGGCCTTCTTGTGGTTGATCTGGTCGATCTGCTCCTCGACCCGGTGGAGCTGGAGCAGCGCCAGCTTCACGTTCGCCTCGACCTTGACGTCGGGGTGCTTGCGGGCGAGCAGGTCGAGCTGCTCCTTGACCAGCTTGATCTCGGCGAGCGCCTCGCCGGCGTCCATGTCGACGCCGATGTGGGCGTCGATGTGCAGCAGCCGCTCGCGCAGCGCCGCGACCTTCCGCTCGGCCGGCGTCGAGTCCGCGTCGAGCTTGACGAAGAGGGTGTCGGCCATCGCCCGCGAGGCCTTGCGGATGAGCTGGCCCTGACCACCGCCGCGGACTCGCTCGCGCTCGGCGTCGGCCGCGCGCATGTCGCGCAGGCGAGACTGGATCCGGCGGTCGCGGATCTTGTCACGGGCGCGCTCGCTGCGGGCCGCGGAGGCGGCCTCGGCCTTCTCCTGCTCGCGCAGGGCGCGGTTGGTGTTGGCGATGTCCCACTTGAGCCCCTGCAGCGCGAGGCGCTGGCGCTCGCGCTCCGCGGCCGCGCGGGCGCGAGCCTTGCCCTGCTCGACCTGCTTGGCCAGCGCGAACTCGTTGCGCATGTTCTGGCCGAGCACGGACCGCTCGGCCTCGCCGGCCTTGATGCGCGACTGGACGATGCCCTGGTGGAACTTCGAGTGCATCCGGCGCTGCTGGCCGAAGAACTTCTCGAGGTCGGAGAGCTCGCGCTCCTGGCCGACCTTGCGGGCCCGCGTCTCGCCCCGCTGGCGGGCCTCCTCGTTGCGGCGGCCGGCCTCTTCGTGGGCGCCCTCGGCCTTCCGGTTGGCCTGCTTGACCTGCCGGCCGATGTCGTCCTGCAGGTTCTTGAACGAGGGGACGACCTGCAGGAAGATCCGGCCTGCGCTGTACCGACGGCCTGCCGCCACGGGTCGCCCTCCTCGCTCATCCCTGCGGGATCAATGCCGCAGTCAGCCGCTTATGGACCGCATCCATCTCTTCTCGGTCCAAACGGTCAAATGCCGTCTTCGGCCGAGCATACGGCACCACCGTTCGGGGGTTCGCGCTGTTGCTCTGGATGAGGGCGGCGAGTCGGTCCGCGATGACGGCCAGCAGGTTGACCTGCGGGCTCCATGTCGCGATGGACGGGCCGAGCGACTCCTCGCCGGAGCGCTCCCGCTTCTTCTGCTCGGCCTTGACCATCCGCGCGTACTCGAGGTCGTTCAGGAGCACCGCGTTCATGTGGGAGTCGGCCGGGAGGTGGTCGATGAGGTTCAGCAGGAGCCGCCACTTGCGTTGACGCCAAAGCACCCCGAGGAGATCGGGCTCCCCGGGGTACTTGGCGGCAAGGTCGGCCTCGATCGCCTGAGCTGCCTTGCTGAGGAGGTAGATCAGGCGCTGGCGTTTCCCCGGTTCCCGAGGCCGTAGTGCTGCTGGAAGGCCTTCATGAGCTCGTTCATCTTCCAGGCCGGCATGCGGGTCTCGAGGAAGTGCTTCCGGTCCTCGCCCTGCAGGCAGATCTCGGCGAACGTGTCGGGGTCGTCGAGGTCGACGAGATCCTGCCAGTCCGCGTCCTGCGGGTCGCTGAAGACGAGGCGCTTGCCGCCGACCACGGCGGCGAAGGGCACCTCGACGCCGTCCTCGCGCTCGAGCGTGTCGAGGTTGATGGCGACGGGAGCCGGGGAGTCCCCGACGGCGCGGACGGGGCGAGGACGGGACGTGGACTTGCGAGTGGTGGCCATGGGCAGGGCTCTTTCTCTTGGTGGGCGAACGGACCGGGCGGTCAGCTCTTCTTGGACTTCTTGTCGTCGGCCTTCGGCTCGGCGAACCCGTCGAACTTCGCGGCGTAGTACGCCTCGAGCGTGTGGACGGTGCGGGTCTGTCCGTTGCGGTGGACCAGCTCCACCGTCTCGAACTTGTCGGTGACCTCGGGCGAGACCTCGACGCCGGACGAGGACACCTCGACCTGGGCGTCGGCGTTGCTCTCGGCGGCGGCGTCGGCCTGCGCGCCACGGGCGGTGCTGGAACCAGCCATGGTGTGTTGCTCCTTCGGTTTCGGCAGGCGCCCGGTGCGGCCTCGCCCTGCCCAAGCATAGCCGCACCGGGCGGTATAGGGCGGAACCCCCGAAGCGCGCAAAAGGTGCGTCGGGGGTTCCGTGTGGGAGCCTCGGCTCCGATCAGGCCGCGGCCTCGAAGCCCATCTGGGTCAGCAGGCCGTTCCAGCCCGGGCCGCCGAAGAACCAGCGCTCGGTGAAGCCGAGGGCGCTGTCCTTCGTGCCCTGGAAGGTGACGCCCCAGCCGATGGGGTCGTCGCCGCCACCGAAGGCCTGCTCGGCCTTGCCGGTGACCTTGGCGCGGGCCAGGAGGCGCCCGATGTAGATCTCGCCGTCGTCGGCCTCGTCGACCGCGACCGACAGGACGCGGTAGGACTTCGCCTTGGGGCGCTCGGGCTTGGTGATGATGAGCTCGCCGTCGGTCTCCGTGGAGGTCGACGCGAGGTCGGCGCCCGTGTAGAGGCCGATGGTGGTGAGCTTGGTCTCCTGCGCCACGACCGTCAGGGTCGAGTTGTCGGACGTGATGTCCGAGCGCGTCGGGCTCGTCGCGCCCCAGGAGGTGACGTCGCTCGAGGAGACGTCGTTGGCGTACTGGGCGCCGTCGTTCGACAGGTAGCCGAGGTCACCCCACGGGAGCAGCCAGGTCGCCGGCGAGACCGCGACCGGCAGCGGCGCGAGGAGGTGGTCCGTCGCGTCGGTGAGCCGTGCGGGCACTCCGGCGTCGATGGACGCGATGAAGACGGAGCCCTTGAGGGCCTTGCGGATGAGCTCGGCCTGCTTGTTCTGCAGGGCCTCGTAGTCTGTGCCAGCCACGGTGTGGTCCTTCCTGGGTGTCGTCAGCGTCGTCGGAAACTGACCGAGTACGTTGCCTGGAACCGTCGCACCGAGTCGTCCTCGGTGAACGGCACTTCGTTCGGGATGACGTTCGTCTCTACCCGGTCGAGCAGCACCGTGCTGTCGCCACTGCTGACACGGTGAGGATATCCCATGAAACGTGCATCAAAGGTGCGCGACAGACGACTCGCCACGCTATAGGACGAAGCGTAGAAAGCGACGTCGACCACGAAGGTGCCCTCGGTCTGGTCCGCGGCCCCGTCGAAGACGTAGGCCTGCGCCGCCGGCAGGGGCGACTCGCCCGGCGTGGGGGCCGCGACGTTGGCCTCGCCGACGCCGTCCATGTCGGCCATCAGCGCGTCGACCAGCATTCGCATCACCTCGCCGTGGTCGGGGATCACCGCGATGTCACTCATGGAAGTCACCCACCTTCGCTGCGGCCCGGCCGAGGACACGGAAGGGCTGGTTGGAGCCGCCCTGCGGCCGCGGCTCGCCCGGGGAGGCGCCCTCGTTCGGCCGGCCCGAGCCCCACTCGATGGCGCCCGCGGCCGGGTCGGTGTTGATCACCTCGACGACGGCGCGGCGCTGCCGCGGCTCGCCGGCGGGCTTGAACAGGAAGACCTTCCGCTTGCCGATCCCGAAGGAGCTGGCGTAGCGGCCCCTGTTCTTCGGGGCCAGCCCCCTGGCGATGCCGATCACCTGGTAGGCCGCCTGCAGGCACGGGCGGCGGATCTTGTCCGACTCGACGAACGCCGACATCGGGTAGGAGCCGTCCTCGTGCATCTTGTAGCTGTTGACCTTGTCGCGCTGGTAGTAGACGAGCGCGTTCGCCTTGCTGGCCATCAGCCGACCCCGTAGCGCGTCGTCTGGAAGAGCAGCCCGAGGAACTTGCCGCGCTTGTTGCGCCAGTCCCCGACCACGCCATCGACGCCGAGCTCCTTGCCGCGCACGACGATGACGTCGGTCGCCTTCACCTGGAAGGCGATGGGGGCCGGCGCCCAGACGGTGTAGCCCTCGATCGAGACGATGCCGCGCTCGGCGCTCTCCCTCGAGGCCCGCGGCATGACGATGCAGCGCTTGAGGACGCCGCGCACCTCGCCAGGCGTCTTGTCGCCGTTGCGGTCCTTCGTCGGCGCCGCCTGCACGGTGACCAGCTCCGAGCCCTTGGCCGCCATCAGGCACCGCCGTAGGCGTTGTACTCGTTGATGCCGACCGGCCACGGGGCGGCGCGCGGGTCGAGGTCGGGCAGGTAGATCGCGGCCCAGTCCTCGCCGTAGGGGCGGTTCTCGATCTGCAGCACCCACAGGCCGCCGGTGCCCGACCCGCTGTCGACGATGCCGGTCGTGCGCCTCACCTCGGCGAGGTACTCGCTCTCGATCTCGGTCAGCTCGAAGGTCCGGGCGAAGTCCTCGATGGTGCGGTCCCCGCCGATGGGGCCCACCGAGCCCTCGGCGACGACGGCGTTCGGGTTGATGTAGGAGCGCTTCGCGAGCTGCTCGGCGATCATCACCGCGCGCCGCGGCGCGGCCACCACGGGCATGTCGCTGCCGTCCGGCGCGACGCCGAGCCAGTCCGGCCGGCCGGCGGCGTCGGCCACGATGACGGAGGCCGCCTGGATGCAGTAGTCCCCGTACTCCGGGCGCTCGAGGGGCGACTCTTCGGCCAGCAGCTCGAGCGTGTCCGAGTTGAGTAGAGGTGTCATGGTTGAAGCATAGGGCAGCGCCCCGGCCTCCAAGAGGAAGCCGGGGCGCTGCTGGGGGCGGCGTCGCGGTCAGCGGATGCGGGGAGCGACTGACCGTGCCGTCGATCAGGCGGGCGGCGTCAGGACCGAGTCGAACCCGGTGGCCGTGATGCCGATGCCGCGCACGTTCTTCGCGGTGGCGTAGCCGTCACCGGTCGGGTCGACGAGCGAGCCGTCGGCGTTGCGCTCGTCGCGGATGTCCGTGAAGCCTGCGAAGGCGTGGAACATCGAGCGGTCGCGCGCGTACGCCGAGTCGTAGTCGGCGATCCAGGTGCCGGCGAAGCCCTTGGTGCTGGCGCCCTGCTTGCCGACGTGCGCGCCGGTCGGGACGACGGGCGCCACGTTGGCGACCATCAGGGCCGACGGGTGGCCGTACCAGACGAAGTCCGGGTCCAGGTCGGGCAGTGCGATGACCGGGGTGCCGGCGAGGCGGCCGATGATCGCCTCGCGCAGCGCCGGGGTACCGGTCTCACCAGTCGACTCGTACTTGCTGAGTCGGTCGGAGACGATCCAGGCGGCCTCGACGTCCGAGCCGATGAGGAAGACGCGGCCGGCGCGGGGCGCGACCTTGTCCGCGTCGAGCAGTCGCCGGGCCTCGGCGACGACGCGCAGCGGGTCGTTGTCGGGCGTGATGGCGAAGCTCCGCTTCCACGGGATGGTGGCGAACTTCGCGAGCGTCTTGGCCTCGAGGTCCGCGGCGACGGCCTCGGCCTGCGGGCCGACCACGTCGCGCATGAGCTCGATCTCGTCGAGCGTGAGCTGCTCGAGCGTGATGCTCGTCGCGGAGACGACGTGCTTGTCGAGCTTCGCGGCGATCTTCCCGCCACCGACGATGTCGTCCATGACGATGGGCGCCGTGCGGGTGCGGAACTCGTAGTCCCGGGCGACGGCCTTGAGCTTGCCGATGTTGACGGTGACCGTGTCGCCCTCTGCTCCCGTGAACGTCCCGTCGGGGAAGCGCGTCGAGAGGTAGGGCGAGACCACGGAGCGCTCGACGATGGCCAGCGCCAGGCTGACGACCTTCTCGGGCTTGACCTTGATGACGGCCATGGTGTGGTGCTCCTTCTCGGGTTGGCCGCCGGCTCAGGCCGTTGGCAGTGGTGAGCGCGTGCTCAGAAGATCCGTGATGTGGCCACGTACTCGTCGGCCGCCTTCTCGGCGTCGAAACGCCCCTCGAGCGGCTTCGGGTCGGCCGGGTTGCGAAGGCCGGACTTCGGCTGGGTCGCGGGGTTGTCCGCGTCGCCGTCGCCGTCGCCGTCGTCGTCCTTCTTCGTCGGGTTCCACTCCTTGAGGAGGTCGTCCGCGTCGGACTCCAGCTCCTCCTTCGTGGCCCCGACCAGTCGCTTCATCTGGACCTTCGTGAGGCCCTTCTCGAACGCGACCTCGAGCTTGAGCTTGTCGATGTCCGGCTCGTCGACCTTCTTGGCCTTGGCCAGCGCCTCGTCCCGCTCCCGGGTCAGTCGCTCGACGTCGGTCTCGTTGGCACGCTGGGCCTCCTCGACCTTCGACTTGTAACCGTCCCGCTCGCTCGTGACCGTCGCGAGGTCGGCGGTGGCCTTGGCGGCCGCCTCCTGCTGCTCGAACGCCTGGGTGGAGAGGTAGTGGATGAACGCACGGCCCTTCTCCGGGTCGTACTCCTCGCCCTTCTTCTCCCAGGGGGTCTGGAACCCTCCGTCGAGTGGCTTCGGCTTCACGATGGTCATGCTTTGCCTCCTGTGGCATCGCCCACGCCCTGCTGTGGTCCGTGGTGCTATCGCGATGATACACACCCATTCCGGTCGGAAAGGTAGGAGATGCGCGTACCGGGGCGTGTCAGGCAGCGGCGATGCCGAGGGTGGCGTAGCGCTCGCGCCAGTCCTTCATCGTCGGGCGGCGGCCGTACAGCCGCTCGGTCTCCTGGCCCAGCGACTTCCACTCGTCCTCGAGGCGCTGGCTCAGGGCCGGCCACTCCTCGGTCGAGCGGGTGTAGACCTGCCGCAGCGAGCACGAGCAGTGGTCATGCACCTTGTGCCGGCCGGGGCCCTCGAACCGGGCATCGCTCTCGTCGAACGACTCGCCGTCGTAGACGGGGCCGCGGCTGGCGAGCGCCGCGCAGAAGAAGCACGGCTGGCTCGAGGTGACCCGCACCCAGCCGATGGCCCGCCCGCCCGCGCGCGTCGAGGCGATCACCTGGTCGCGGGAGGCGTTCCCGGCGTGTCGCGCCGCGGCGGCCCCGGCCATCTCGCCGGACTTGTCGATCTCCTGCTGCAGGCTGACCGCCCGCCCCTGGTCGAGGATCTCGAGGGCGCGCTGGCGCTGCGGGATGCCCTGCTCGGGGTCCGCGGCCCGGCGCAGGAAGGACTGCTCGAGCAGTGACGGGGCCTGCGCCACCGAGCCCGAGGAGCCGATGCGCTTGCGGGCGCTGACGATGCCGGTCGTCCACAGCGACGTGCGGATCTGCTCGAGGGTCGGCGGCACGTCGGGGATGACCGGCGGCGCAGCAGCCCGGGGGAAGACGAGCTGCTGCACCTCGGTCATGTAGCCGGTCGCCTCTTCCCAGACCTTGGCCCGGACGGCGAGGGAGATCTGCAGGCTGCGGTCGAGCCAGTCGTCGACCTTGGGGCCGCCGGACAGGATGTCCTCGATCGCGAGGCTGCTGAACAGCCGGCTGACCGCGAGCGACACGCCGAGCTGCCGGCGCGTCAGGGTCGCCCGGTACTCGGCGTCGAGCCGCTCGAGGTCGGACCGCAGGCTCATGCCGTCGTCTGCGGCTCGGGCTGGTTCTGGCCCTCCTGCTGCGGCTGGGTCGCGGCGTCCTTCGTGATCTGCTCGACCTCGGCCAGCAGCCTGTCGATGGAGCCGTTGAGCACGAGGTTCTTCGCACGCTCGACGTCGTTGTCGGTCCAGCCCGGGATGCGCTCCCAGAGCATCTCGACCGGCACCTTGAGGTTGGTCGCGAGGATGCCCAGCGCCATCGCGGCCTGCTCGAGCGAGCGGGACTCAGTGTCGCGCCACTTCGCCTGCATCTCGTACGCGCGGGCCTCGACGGTGTCGTTGCGCATGTGCGCGTCGAGCCGGAAGAGCTGCTCGTGGCTCTCGCCCCAAGAGAGGCGGTGCTCGCGGCTCTTGCGCTGCAGGCCGGACTCGGCCGCCGCCAGCGACTCGGCCTGCAGGTTGCTCGACACGCCGAGGAGGTGGTGCGGCGGCGTCTGGCTCAGCGCCGACAGGTCACGCAGGTCCGAGTCGCGCGCGGAGATGAAGCCGGCGAGGTCGGTCGCGTCGAGGGTGCCGAACTTGGTGTCCTTGCCCTCGGCGATGAGGATCGACTCCATGCGCAGCTTGAGCTTCTGCGCCTCGGCCTCCTGCGTGCTCGTGGGCTTGATCATGCCGGCGATCCAGCGGATCTTCCACGCGCCGAAGCGCTGCACGATGAGCCGGTCGAACGTGTCCTGGTCGATGCGGGCGAGCAGCGGCACCATGCCCATCAGGTCCGAGTTGGTCCGGCCCATGATGTCGATGTTCGGCGCGTACCTGACCACCGGGCAGATCGAGGCACCGTGCTCGCGGGAGTCGATGAAGGACCAGTCCCGCACGTCCCAGCCGTCGCCCTTGCACTGCAGGAAGTAGACCCGCTCGGAGTCGAAGACCCGCACCGCCCAGCCGTCCTGAACGCCGAGCGCGGTCGAGGTCGGCGTGGCCAGCAGCGCAATCTCGGGCCACTCGTCGTCGTCGGGGTTGTAGAAGCAGGCCATGTCGGCCGCCGACGCGAGGTGGTACTTGCTCATCACCTCGCCGGACAGCGGATCCTTCGACTTCTCGGCCCAGATGAATGCCACCCCGTGCGCGCACGAGCCGCGGTAGAGCCGCGGCTGCTTGGCGTCCATGCCGTTGCGCTGCCAGGTGCGCCAGCCGGTCATGTTCTTCTCGCTGCCGGGCATCCGCATGCCGGTCAGTTCGGCGTTCTGCACCACCGAGGTGACCAGCAGGCCACCCCAGGCGTTCGGGCTCTTGCTCGCGAGCTCCTGGTACTCCGGCTCGGCGCCGCGCGGGATGTACAGGCTCTGGGTCTGCTCACCACGGTGCCAGGCGTCCCACTTCATCGCCTCCTCGCGCTGACGCAGGAACGAGGGCATGTACTCGCGGGCCAGCTCCCGAACTGCCTGCTGGGACATCCCCTTCGCCATGCCTCGGTCCTCGTCTCTCAGCGCCGGCCGTCCGTTTTGCGCCAGCATAGCCGTACAAAGGCCGACGTCCCCGACATGCGGTGACCATCCGCACGTCGAGGACGTCGCGACCCCAACACCGATCCCACCAGGAGAAGCAGGAAGTACGCGCATCGTAGCAACTCGGGACAAAAGTGGGAACGGGAATCGCCGGGGCGGCGGGCGAGGTTAACCCCCCGCCTTCGCCGTCGCTGACCGGGTCTCCTCGGAGGCCTTACAGCGCCTATACGCGTCCCGCGGCGCCCCGGCGCCCGTGTCTCGCCAGGGACTCGAACCCCGGACCGTCGGCTTAAGAGGCCGCCGCTCTACCAACTGAGCTAGCAAGACGCGAGATGGGTGGGCCCGGGTCATCGCTGCCGTGACGACCCGGGCCCGAAGGTGTCCCCCACCTTGAGAGGGAGAGTATCACCAGATTGCCCCGATATCTGCCTTCTTCTCCTCTTCGGCCTTGCGGTTCATCACGAGCCGGCGCAGCATCCGGGCGCCGACGGCCGCGACCGCGAGATCGATCTTGCGCTTCGAGGTCCGCGAGCCCTTGTGCAGCGAGGTGCCGTAGCCCTTCGGGTGGTCGTAGCCTCGAGCGTTCAGCAGATGCGTGACCAGCGACGGGTGGCCGTCGATGTGGAAGCTCGGCGCGAACTCCTCGACGTCGTTCTTCGTCTCCAGCTCGCCGATGAACCGCTCGGCGGCCTTGACGAACGACTGCTGGTGCTGCGGGTTGGTCATGTCCCACATCACCGAGTGCTGGTTGTCGCCGCTCTTGGTCGCCCAGGTCAGGTACTGCTCGTGGTAGCGCTGGTGCCAGCCGTCGATGTAGGAGTCCCAGTACCGCGTGTCGTCCTCGTCGTCGAGGGCGTGGCTGGGGTCGGCGAAGAACGCGACGACGTTGAAGCGCCGGTGCGCCTCGTCGACCCGGTGGTCGACCTCGCCCCGCGGGGCGAGCCATTTCTTGCCGCGCTCGCCCTTCGGCTGCTGCCACACCCCGACGACGAAGACGTAGCCGTCAGAGATCCGGCAGCCGACCAGCGCCGTGGAGTCGCGCGACTTCGAGCCGTCGAAGAAGAGCACGACGGGCTCGGTCGTGCCGACCGCCTCCCAGCCGATCCGGAGCTGGTCGATCTTCCCGCCGGTGGTCTTGCCCGGCTTGGCCTTGCGCAGTTCGGCGACGTAGGGGTCAACGGCCCGGCGCACCGCCTCCGGGTGGGCCCATGAGTCCTCGGCGGCCAAGACCTGGTTGTAGTAGAACCGCCGGCTCGTCGCGACGCTGTTCTCCTTGCCGGGCGCCGGCTTGAGGATCTTGTCGACGATGGCGTCGACCTCGAGCCACCACGCGTCGCCGCGCACCGCATCGACGATGGCCGTGACGTAGGCGCGAACCTCGGCCTCGGTCGGCTCGCGGAAGACCTTCTTGCCCGTGGTCTCGTCGTTGCCGGTCCAGACATCGGGCAGGTACATCAGCGCGTCCGGGGCGGCCTCGAGGCTGTCGTACATCGTCGTGACCTTCCAGCCCGACGCGACCTCCTCCTCCCAGGCCTCGCGCTCCTGCTGGGCGACCGACTCCTCGCCGGGGTTGTAGGCGTTCGTGATCGACAGCGTGCGCGCCGTGCCGCCCTTGGACTTCGTGACGTTGCGGTCGATGACCTCCGACATCTCGTGGCCCTCGTTGTTCGCGAGCCAGTGATGCGTCTCGTTCTTGATGACGAGGGTCGGCCGGCCACCCTCGAGTGCGCGCGGCGAGCTCGTGACGGCTTCGATGCGGGCCTTGCCGCCGTGGGCGTAAATGATCTCCTTGCCCAGGTCGATCCGGTGCTCCTCGATGGTGGCCTTCGTGAACAGGCCCGGGAAGAGCGTCATCGTGTTGCGGGTCTGGTCCTTCGAGACGGCCGCGATCTGGATCCATGCGCGCTGGTGGCGATGGCCGACCGGGTCGCCCTCGCGCAGCCCGAACGCCGGGTAGTCGTTGGCGGCCCAGCCCTTGAATCGGGACGGGCCGACCAGCTCGACCGCGGCGATGACGGCGGCCAGAGGATCCTTGCCCCAGCCCTTGAGCCTCTGGAGCACGATGTCGCGGAAGACGAACTTGCCGTGCTCGTCGACCGCGTACATCCACAGGATGAAGCGAAGCTGCTCCTGCGTGAACCGGAACTCGAGCGGCTGGCCCCACTCGTCGGTGTCGTCGAGGCTGTTGAGGTGCCCGGGCACGCCGAGCTCTGGGATGCCCTCGACCCAGGCCTGAATCTGCCAGCCGAGGGTCCGCTCGGGCAGGATGTACTTCTGGCTGTCGGCCATGCCCGGCGACCAGCCGGGGTTCATCGCCCAGGTCGGGCCGAAGCTGACCGGGGCTGGTGGAGTAGGAAGCTCACCGATGCCGAGGGCGGCGTGCTCCTCGACGAGGGCGGTCATGTCGCGTTCAGCACCCGGTTCGAGACCCACTGCGGGCCGGCGTTGTTGCCGCGCGCGATGCAGCGCTTGAGGACGTCCACGATCTCCTGCGCGCCGGCGAAGCCATCGCGCCACCCCGGCCACTCGAGGATCAGGTCGCCCTCGGTGAAGCGCACCCCCTCGAGCACCTGGGGCCGCGTCACGAGGATCGCCTCACGCGCCGACAGCCCGGACTGGGCGCGGAAGGTCTTCGCCTGGTGCTCGTTGCACAGCAGGATCGTCTTCACCACATCCCCCTCGCCCGCGTCTCGCGCGTGTCGAGCTGGTCGAGTGCCTGCCGGAGCAGCTCGTGGATCGCCGCGTCGTCGAGGCCGTCGTTGTTCTCGAGCTGGATCTCGTAGCCGTCATCGGGCGAGCCGACGAAGCGGATCGCGACGGCCGGCGCGACCGTCTCGGTCATCTCAGGCGCCATCGGGCACCACCTCGACGACGCGGCCGAAGCCGATGTCGTAGCCGTACCAGCGGGTCAGGTTCTCGGTGCCGCCCAGGTTGCTCAGGACGCCCCACTCCTCGGGCGTCATGTCCAGGTCGGTCGGCGCGGCCGGGACGATGGTCTCGAACTGGGTGCCCGTGAGCCGGACCGTGACGACGCGGTCCAGCGCCCCGACGAGCTCGACCTCGCGGCCGGCGTACATGCCGGTGAGGATCTTCATGGCTGGGGCTCCTCTTCCTCGGCGGGCGGCGGCACCTCGGGCAACGGCTCGACCTCGACCGGGATGGTGCCCGGCACGAGCTGGGTGACGGTCTCGGGCACCTCGCTGTCGCTCATGCGCTGCCCCTCTGGTTCGGCCGGTCGAGCCGGTCGCGGCGGATCTCGATGACGTTGTCACCGGTCGGCGCGGCGACCTGCTGCTGGATCGCGCCCTTCTGGCGCTCGACCTCGATGCGCAGCTTGCGCCGCGAGCCCTCGGTGAACATCAGCTCCGACAGGGACTTCATGATCGCCGTCAGGACGCCGCCGGGCATCGGAACGGTCATCTCGACGATGGTGCCGGCCTCGGGGCCCTGCTGGATCATGACCTCCTGCGGGTTCAGCCAGCGGGAGAGCTGCTCGAGGGTGACGAAGAGCGCCGACCAGTCGGACGGCTCCATCCACTCGCGGATCGCCGAGGTGCGCGCGGCCCAGTAGGCCTGCATCGCGAGCGGGTGCCACTCGGGGTTCGGCGCCGGCGCGGAGACGAGGTAGGGATCCTCGAGCATCTCGTGCGAGACCACGACGGTCTCCACGGCATTGCTCGCGCCGGACTCGGTCGTCGTGTTCCGACGACGGCGCTCGGCCTGTCGCTTCGGGACGGGCCCGGTCATCCCTGGCATTCTCGCCGCCTCCTGTGGCTACTTCCCGCCCCGGTGCTGTCCGGGCCGGACGAAGCACAGCATAACGCGACAAGAGCCGCGACCCGGGAGGTCGCGGCTCTTCGTCACTTCTGGGACGCCTTGCAGCGGTCCAGCGGGCAGTGGCAGTGCAGACCGAAGACGCGCCGGCAGTCCGGCGGCCCGGCGGCTACCCGCCGTGGACTGGGCACTTCGCCGGATCCTTGCCGTGCCCCTTGAAGGGGTTCGACAGCGAGCAGTCGCAGCGCGGCTCCTCGGTCAGCCGCCGCATGCGTCGGCCTCGAGCTCGTCGGCGACCTCGCGCAGCAGCGCGACGATCTGGCCGGTGCTCTCGATGGTGCCGGACGACGTGACCACGAGAAAACGCTGGTTCACGAGGATCTCGGCGTACCGCACCTCCCCGAACTCGTGCGACGGCTCGGCCATGTGTAGGACGATCTCGCGCCTGGGCTTCTCTTCTGCCATGGGGGCCTCCTCAGCCGATTCCGTGGGCGTACTGCTCGTGGTGGGCCGGTACCGGCTGCAGGCGCACCCGGACCCGGAACATCGACCGACGCGTCTTCGGGTGCAGGAACTTGCTCTCGGCGCCGAGCCGCTCGCGCAGCGCCATCGAGAAGGCCCGGCCGGACATCGGCTTGTTGCCGTTGAGGCTGCACCAGGACGCGTAGGCGCCGTAGACCGCCTCGAACTCGGTCTCGAAGCCGCCGTCGACATCGAGCCGCTCGTGGATGAACGGCCACACCGGGTCGGCCTCGTCGATGTGCTCGTCGGAGCGCTTCTGGACCTCGTCCGGGGTGACCAGGCCGGGGCTCGAGGCCCACGCGATGGCGCCGCGGACCAGCCAGGCCAGTACGCCCTCGGACTCGGTGGCCACGATCCGGTCCTTGAGCGTCTTGTCACGCTCGTCCTTGGGGATCTGCACCTCCCACGGGACCAGCCGCAGCCGCCGGCCCATGCCGTCGCCGCCGGACTCGAAGCCGGGGAGGTGGTTGGTGGCCATGTGGATCTTGCCGGTCGGCTTGAACTCGAAGAAGTCCTTGTGCAGGTGCCGGGCGGTCATGGTGTCGCCGCCGACGAGCTCCTTGACGCGCTCGTCGTCGAGCTTGCGGCCGGTCGCGGTCTCGCTGGCGGCGAGGAACCGCGCGCCGGCCATCCTGGCGACGTCTGCCGGGATGCCCGCGTTGCCGGCGGGCTTGCTCAGCAGGGTCTCCCGGTCCAGCTTCTGACCGTAGTTGCCCAGCACGTCCTTGACGACCTCGAGGAAGGTGGTCTTGCCGGTCGCGCCCGGGCCGTTGTGCAGGAAGATCGCGTGCTCGTCCATCCGGCCGGTCATCGAGTAGCCCAGGACCATCTGCAGCCAGTGCCGCATCTGCGGGTCCGGCTGGACCCGCTCGAGGAAGGACTCCCACAGCGGGCACTTCGCGTCCGGCACGTAGGCGACGTGGCTCTGGTGGCGGAACATCTGGGACGGGTGGTGCTCGACGGCCTGCCCGGTCGCGAGGTTCACGGCGCAGTTGGCGGCATTGAACATCATCGGGTCGGCGTCGAACAGCCCCAGCTTGGTCTGCAGCCGCGGGTCCGAGCGGGCCATCTTCGTGGCCCCCTGGACCCGGGCGTACATCTCGCTCTTGCCGCACCAGGAGATGAAGTCATCCCGGTCCGACTTGGGCTTCTTCGCCTCGACGTCCTGCGGCATGTCCGAGTGCAGGTAGGCCTCGTGGTCCTTGGCCAGCTCCATGGCCGACTTGACGTACGCCTCGACCCCGACGTCCGAGGGCAGCATGCGCCACACCCCGCGGTCGTAGGTCAGCCACGCGTTGGCGTCGTCGGCGTAGCGGATCACACCGCCGTGCCAGGCGACCAGCCGGTTCGCGTTGCCGAGGTCGGACAGTCCGAACGGGCCGGCGGCGGGGGCACCCTCTCGGTTAGCCCCAGCCGCCGAGAGAGGGTCCGGATCTCCTCCCGTCACCTCCCAGCCGTCGAAGGCTCCCGCGACCGCGCGAGCGGCCGGTGCCGGCTCCGGGCGGGCCTTGCCGCCGACCGTGCCCAGCGCCGAGTCCCACTTGCGGGCCGGGTCGTAGCCGGGCTCGGCCGGCGGGCAGTGCTGCAGGAACTGGGCATGCGCCTCGTCGATGGTCAGCCGCGACCAGGGCGCGTTCGCCAGCTCGATGAGCTGGCAGGCGACGGCGTGCGTGGTGATGTCCCACGGCTCCCCGCCCCAACCCGCCGCGCGGAGCTGGTCGAGCCGGCGCAGCTCGCCGGTGACGATCGAGGCCTCATAGGCGGCGTGGCTGCCAGGTGTCCCCGCGGGCGCGCCCGCCCCGCCCACAGGGGTGGCCGGTGCGGCGTCAAAGGCGTCCGCAGCACCGTTGGCGAACGGGTCATGCGGCGCGGGCGCCGGGCGCTCGACGGGCCGGACGGCCTCGAGGAGCCACGCGGGCGCGGGTGCCGGGCGGGCCATCACCTGGATGTCGTACGAGCCGGCGTGGCTGACGCTGCCGGGGCCGACCACCATGCCGCCGGTGCCGCGCACGTCCACGCCGGGGGCGATCTTCTTCGCGCTGTTGCGCACGTCGAAGTCGGGCATCGTGAAGTAGTAGTGATACCCGCCCGAGCCGGTCTTGACGACGAAGGTCTCCGGCATCGGGCCGTGCTGGGCGAGCAGGTCGCGCATGCTCTCGAAGCCGCGGTCCTTGGGGTCGATGTCGAGCACGAAGATGCCCGACGGGGCGCCGGTGAGGATGCCGACGTTCATCCGGCGCCGGGCCGGGAAGAAGCCCTCGCCGTTCGGGCGCGGCGAGCGGCCGTCGCGCAGCTCCTCGAAGATCGCGACGCCGCGCAGGTCGCCCTGCCAGTTCGCGGCGATGTTGTGCTTGCCGGCCGAGCCTCCGCAGTTGCCGCCGCGGGGGCAGGAGCAGGTCTTGCCGTCCGGTCCGACGACGTGCAGCGGGGTGGGCTTCCAGCCGCAGGACTCCACCCAGCGGGCGATGGTGATCGCCTGCTCGGCGGTGGGGGAGGCAGCGGTCATAGGGGTCTCCTGGGTGGGTTCGGTGGGGATCGTCACTGTACGCCCGGCTTTGCGGCAAATGGGTCACCCGACACGACGTAGCCGAGCTGCTGGTCTCGGGTCATCAGCTCCTCGGCGGTCTCCTCGAGAGCATCGCGCCAGGGGGTGACACCGGCGGGCACGTCGGGGCGGCGCATCGACGGCGGGCGCTGGCCGCGGTCGTGGCGGACGACCTCCTTCGCCGGCTCCTCGGCGGTGTCGACGATGAGGCGGGTGCGGCCGGCGTAGCGGTCTCGAGCCCTGACCAGCAGGCCGGGGAGGGTCTGCTGCAGGGCGTACCGTACGACGTCGGCCTCCGAGCGGAAGCCCGGGGCGGCGGCGGCGAGCTCGACGTCGAGCTTCATCTCCTGAGTGACCATGAGGTGAAGTCGGTGGTCCAGCGGGGCGGATGTGGCGGGTGAACTGTCCTGGGGGGAGGGCATAGGGACGAACCTAGTCAACCTGCGCCGGTTGCACAAGTCGGACACGCCGCTGTCGTCCCGGTCCGAGGGGATCTGCCCCGATGAAGGGTTCCCGCGAAGATCCCCTCGCGGCACGTTTCCGCAGGTCAGGGGCGGTTTTCCGACCACCGCCGAAGGATCGAAGGGTGGAAACCCCATTGCAGCCTACTGTGGCATAGAACGCCATACGTTAGTGACGATGTGCCTCATATGTGTAACCCCGTCATACATGCCTTCATAGCCTACAGATGCCCTCTGACCTGCGGAAACACTTATATACATACCTTCGATACATCCCTTCGAGAGTATATAAAAGCCTTCGTAGTAGTGGTTTAAGGGCCTGGCGTTAAATTTAGCCGGCCCGTAAGTGCGTCGCTAGGTCTCACTAGCTCTCACTGGGATTTAGTTGAATCCCGTACAGATTTCCTGGCGCT